GAATCACAATTTAGCTATTGGTTTAGATGCTCTTGGTGGAGCAGTAGCTGGTGGTGAATTTAATGTAGCTATTGGTAACAATTCACTCGATGCTTTGACTTCGGGTGATAACAATGTAGCAGTCGGATATAATGCTGGAAGTGCTACTACTACAGGAAGTGAAAACACAGGACTTGGAACCGATTCTTTAAAAGCAAATACTGAAGGTGCTTATAATGTAGCAATTGGTTATAGAGCTTTAGATACAAACACTACTGGAAATTTTAATGTTGCAATAGGCAGAAGGGCATTAGACTCTAATGAAACAGCAAGTAACAGTGTAGCAATTGGTTCTTCTGCTTTAGAAACAAGCACTGGTGCTAATAACACAGCTGTTGGTTATCAAGCTGGAACGGCATTAACGACAGGAATTGATAACACCATACTTGGACACACAGCTGCAAAAACACTAACGTCTGCAAGTTATAATTTAATATTAGGTGCGGATGCTTGTGATACAGGAACTATGACAGGAAATAATAATACCGTAGTAGGTTTCCAAGCAGCAAGAGCTTTAACATCTGCTACTGATAGTGTATTTATAGGTTCATCTTCTGGAGTGTCAGTAACAACTGGTGCCAACAATATAATGATTGGTAGAGCTGCTGGTGATGGTTTTGATACTGAAACACATAACCTTGGTATTGGTACTGATGCACTAGGTGGATCGGTTGCTGGCGGTGAATACAATGTAGCTATTGGTAACTATTCACTAGATGCTTTAACTTCTGGTGATGGTAATACTGCTTTGGGTTATCAAGCTGGTACAGCACTTACAACTGGAAATGTTACAGCTATAGGACACAGGGCTGGTGACGGATTAACAACAGGTGGTGGTGCAATACATATTGGTTATGATGCTGGTAGAGTTTACGATACTGAAAATCACAACATAGGTATTGGTAATTATTCACTAGGTTCTTCTATAGCTGGTGGAGAATACAACATAGCAATAGGTAGCTTTGCATTAGACGCTTTAACTTCAGGTGATAAAAACACTGGTATCGGATATCAAGCACTTACAGATGTAACTACAGGTGGTGATAATACTACTGTTGGCTATAACTCTTTACCAAATGTATTAGCTGGAACAGACAATGTTGGACTTGGTCTTGATGCTGGTGCTAGTATAACTAGTGGTAGTGCAAATATTTGTATTGGTTCTGGTTCTGATGTAGCTGATGCAACTCAAGATTTTGGTATTGCAATAGGTTTTCAAATATCAGCATCAGCAAATGACTTTTCTTTTGGTAAAACAAGTAATGTTGTAACAAATGATTTTGATGCTGATGCAAACTGGTCAAGAAGTTCTGATGAAAGATTAAAAACAAATATAACTAATATTGATTGGAAAGCATTAGATTTTATTAATGAATTAAGACCAGTAACTTTTAATTGGAAAGCATCTCAAGAAGTTTCAAATACTATGGTTGAGCATAATCCAAATAAAAATTTAATGAACACTACAGTAACAATTGATGGTTTAATAGCTCAAGAAGTTAAAAGTGCTATGGACAAGCATGATATAAATAATTTTGGTGGTTGGAAAGAAAGAGAAAATAACGAAGGTAAAGAAAAGACACAAACTTTATCTAAAGAAGCTTTTGTAATGCCACTAATAAAAGCGGTACAAGAGTTGTCCGCACAAGTAACAACTCTACAAAATGAAGTAAATACTCTAAAAGGAGAATAAAATGGCAGTAACTAAAGAATGGGTATCAGCTAAACCTAAAACAAATGCTGATGGCAATGTAACAGAATGGTCGGTTGAGTATAAATATACTGACGGTGACTTTTCTCATACATTTAAAAAATCTGAAAAGATAGATGTACCATCTAAAGCACCAGGTAGCTATACTAAAGCTGAATTGTTGACACTTATGGATGAAGCACATTGGGATGATATGTTTGCAAAAAAACATAACGTATACAAGAACCCACCAGTAGCTGATACAGTTGACAATAGTTTTGACGTTAGCACTCTAAGTTAATATAATGTCAGCTGAGCAAGAAAACAAAGAAGCCATCATTCGTATAGAAGGTGATTTAAAATTAATTCATCAAAAAATAGACACTATAAAAGATAACCATCTTGAACACATGTCTCAAGATATTGATAGACTATCAAAATTTATATGGGTAGTAGGCGGAACTGTTTTTGCCCAGATGTGTTATCTTATAGTTAGAAGTTTAATATAGTATGGCAAAAAAATGGAAGTCCCATACTGAACACATACGAATACAAAAAGGAACTTCAATAGGTCGTAATCCTATTAAAAGTACTATGAATAAAAAAAAGAAAGCAAGTTTTAAAAAGTATAGAGGACAAGGAAAGAGAAGATAATGGCTACAAAGGTATCACAACAATCGCAAGCTATACAGAAAGTTATAGGTGGTCAAGTAAATAAACCACAGCTTCCTTCTGGTGCTGAAGTACAAGTACAAGCACAGAATGTAGGCACAGGCGAAACAATGAAAACTGCTGGTGCTCCTGCTACTGCACCACAAGCAACTGCACAAACTGCAGGCGTTGTTACTCAAGCTGCTCCAACTACAGCTGCAACACAAACAGTAGGGGCTGTTACTCAGCCTACCGCACAAACCTATACAGCAGCATTAGGTGCCACTACTGCACCACAAATGACACCAGCACAACAGGCAAATTTAACTCAACCAGCTGCTGGAGCATCAGGATCAATTACAAAACAAGCAACAGTTCAAGGACAGTTAGAAGACATTACTCAAGATATTGAGAGTGCTTTAGCTGCAGGTACACCATTGCCTGCATTTGCTAGAGGTGCTCAAAAAATGGCTATGGCAGCTATGGCACAAAGAGGATTATCTGCTAGTACTATAGCAGCAGATGCAGTGGCTGAAGGTGTTCTTAGAGCATCTACACAAATAGCAGCAGCTGATGCAGCTACTTATAAGGATATGATATTCCAAAATTTAAATAATAGACAGCAGGCAATGATAACAAATGCTCAAAATTATTTTCAATTGGATATGGCAAATCTTAGTAATAAACAACAGGCATCCCTAACTAATGCACAATTAAAGCAACAATTTTTATTATCAGATCAGGCTGCTAATAATGCTTCTAGACAATTTAATGCTACTAACCAACAACAAACTGATCAATTCTTTTCAAATTTAAATGCGTCAATAAAAGAATCAAATGCAAAAAGATTTGATGCAATGCAACAGTTTAATAAAACAGAAATTAATAAGGCTAATGCATTAAATGCAAATAATGCAACAGCAGTTAATGAAGCTAATGCTGGTAGAGCACAACAAAAAGAAGTTTTTAATGCCCAATTAAAAGATCAAAGACAAAGATTTAATGTAGAGAATCAAAGAATAGTAGATCAAAGTAATGTTGAATGGAGACGTGCAATAAATACAGCAAACACTGCAGCAACTAATGCGGCTAATCAAGCTAACGCACAAGCAGTTTTAGATATATCAAACTACTCAATGAATGCTCTATGGCAACAGTGGAGAGATGAGGCATCATGGGCTAACTCTACTGCTGAAAATGATAGAAATAGATCTCACAATTTAGCAGTTGCTGCTATGGAAAGATCAACAACATTTGATATTATGGATAAGCAAAGTGAAGATAGACTATTAGAATTTCTTGGGGCTTTTGCTTTAGGAATGTGGGAAAAATAATAATAGGAGACATATATGAATTTATTTGGAATTAATATTGATGGTGACACTATAATGAAAGGCCTTGAATATGGCTATGACTATTTAACTAGAGATGAAGCTGATGACGCTATAAGTTCAAAAATTAAAAGATTAAGAGGTAGAGTACCTGTAGCAACATCAAAAATGTCAGCAGCTACTCAAACAAAAGCACCAACAGCAAGAGTTACAACTACATATGATGTAGTGTACAATAAATATAACGGTATTTTTAAAAGAGCTTTAGCAGAAGCAAGAGCAACTACAAGGAGAGGATAATATGGAGCCAGAATACGATGAGTTCAATAGCCCCATTCCTGGACAATCTTTAACAGACGAGCCTGGTAAATGGGCGTGGGAAAAACCACCACAGCATGCTTCATTTGAAGAGGCAGCTGATGCTACCATGGATAAAATATTTAACGATAAAAGTACAAAAAATATTATAATGATGCTTGAGGCAGGGTTGCCTGTTGAGGGTGTTGCAAGAACTATAGTTTTTGGTGGCTTTCAAGCTGGTGCCTACACAGTTGACGTTGCTCTTTTACTAACAAGATTAGTTACAGAAGCTGTATTAACAATTGGCACCATAGCAGAAGTTGATAATATGAGATTAAGTATGACACCAGAAGATCCAGAACAAAATGATTTTGAAGTTGGAATGGCAGATGCACAATTTATAAAATTTTTATCAGAGAGAACAGAAAAAGATATTGGAAAAATAAAAGAAATACAAGAAAAAGAAGAAGAGCCTACTGAAAGTTTAATGTCAAGACCAACACAAGAAGAGGATGAATAATGGTTGATTTAAAAAGATTACTAGTACCAGCTGCAACAGGTGCCCTTGGAAGTTTACTTGCAAGGCAAGAAAAAGAAAAGCAAACTGAAGAAGATCTTATTGCTGAAGGAGAACAAGCAGGAGCAACCTTAGTTCTTAATTCAGTAAATGATGCTAGAAGGCAAACAGGAGATCAGCAGTCTATTAAAAATAATGTCTTTGACACTATGAAAAATAATTATGAATTATTAAAAGGTCAATATGGGGCTGACAAAGAAGATGATTTAGCTTTATTATATTTTAAAAATCCTACTTTATTCAAGATGAATGATATAAGTAAGGCAAAAAATTTAATAGACAGTTACCTGCTTACAGGTTTATCTGGGGACATAACAGGAGAAGGTGCAAATCAACAGTTTGCTCCAGCTGGAGATATAACAGGAGATACTAAAGAAATAAAAAGTATATATGAAGTTTATGGACAAGGTGCCACTGTAGGAGACATAATAAAACAACAAAGAGATACCTATAATAAACAAGTTAACACAGGCCTTGCTAATTTAACTGGAGAGAACGCTAGTAAATTATTTGTACAAGATTTTGTGCAACCTGGGGTTGTTAGTGAAAGTGCATTTGATTCACCTGAATATACAGAGGGAAGAGTAAGCCAAGAACAATTTTTAACAAACATAAATGATATTGTAGATAAAGCTACAATGGACGATCTGCCTAGTATGAATTTAACTAAAATGGCACAGACAGTAAACTGGGTTCCAAGGTTAACTAAACAAGATTTAGATATGGCAGCATTTAACGCTGTACCAGGAATGGGCGCACAGGCAGATCTATTAAGAGAAAAATATAAATTTAGCTATCAGCTACAGACTGCACAAACTATGATGCTACAATCTCCTAATGTGTCTACTATTGGAGAAGCTATTGATATAGCAAGGGCTGAAGGACGTATATCTCAAAACAGTGTCATGAATGCTTTAAGTACATTAGATAGAGCAGTTTTAGATTATACAAATAATATGATCTCTGAATTATCAAGAGATCCTCTTAATCCTGATACTCAAATCATTAATAGATACAATAAAGATCCTGAAGGTTCTATAGATGTTGGCGGAACAGAAATTACAAATAAAACACTATATGACGATGTTGTAAGTAGGTACAGAGAGACTGCAATTGCTGAATATAGAAATCAAGGTTACTATGATTTATTTGGTCAATTTAAAAATCCTGGAGATGATCCTAGATTAAATGTAAAAGTTCTTGTAGATGTTAGAGATAACCCAGAAGCACCTTTTACAGAAAAACAAATAACAGGATCTATTAATCCACAAGTATTACCTGATGGGGGATTACAAATTGTAAATCCAAAAGATATTTATGAAACAATTAATATTGTAGATGCTAGAGATTTATTTGGTATATATTCTCCTGATGGCAGTAAACAATTAGTTGGAGGAGATTCTGGAGTATTCTCTGGCATGAGTCCAAATAATCGTGACCTGCTTAAACAGGAAATAGTAAACTCATCTGGTGGCATGGAAGCTATTCAGCCATTCTTAAATATGTCACAAGAAGAATTTGAAGTGTACAATAAAAAGAAAGCAGAAGATCCTGATGTAATACCTACTTCTATAAATAGAGATAACTATGAAGAGTTCTTACCACCTTCTAAACTTAACGTTAGAAACACAGAAGAGCCAAACCCAGAGTTATTATCTTGGGCTTCAGAAAATATGGGAGCTTGGGAGTCATTTGTTAATTCATTTGATGTACCAAAAAAAGAAAATTATCCAGAGGATGAGCAAAGTTTAGAGGGGCAGTATGGAGAAGACTTAAGATTCTACAATAAAAATATAAAAGACTTTAAACGACAACTACCTAAAATAAAAAAATTCTTAGCACAAGCTAAAGATACAGAGTAGTATATGGCTGAATATGGTAAAATTAAGAGTATCACTGAGGTACCTCTTGAGGAACGTGATAACAGGATATTGTATAATGTCCCGGGATATCAGTTTGGTGTGCCAGAAAAGGTTAACTACTGGAGTGATGATGCTGGTACTATACAAGAAAAATTAAATTTAGACTATATACCATTTGTTGAAGAGCCTAAAACTACAGAATTAGGTAAAGCTGCAAAGTATGGATTCTCAAGTGCACTGTCAGGTGCAGTATATAATCTTAGTGGTATACCTGGATGGACAGATGCTCTTGCAGATTACACACTAGAAAAACTAGGTGCTAATCCTGATCAATGGAAGTTTGATTATGTTAATGGTGAAAATATTGCTATAGATACTAATCAAGGTACATATGCAGAAAGAGAAGTTTTAAAACAAAAGATACTTGAAAAAGAAAAGTTTAAGAAATCGTTAGATGAAAACTCATTAAAGAGTTTTGCATTTCACACATTGGCAGGAATAGACAGTGCAGAAGATTATCTAAGAGACACAGCAGAAACTCTTGGCCCTCAACATATGTTTAACTTAGGTCAAGACTTTGTACCTGATACAATAGCAGAACAAGTTGTTGCAGGATTTGCTGGTGCTCCTATAATGATAGCTGAGTATGGTGCCTATACAGCTGGTGCTATAGCTGGTCTAGCTGCAGTTGGAATCCCTGGTGCAGTTGTTGGTGGTTCTGCTCTTGCATTTGGTACTGTGGGATTTTTAGGATCATATGAACAGCCTTGGGAAAAAGTATTTACTAATACAGCATTAGGAACTATTGAAGGTGCTGCATTTGGTAGTGTAGGTATGCTACCTGGTTGGGCAACACGATCTGTAGCATTAGGTGCTATTGGTGCAGCTTCTGCTAAGATGCATGGTGGTGGTGCAACAGAAGTTATATCTGGTGCTATCACATTAGCAGGATTAGGATTTGCTGGCCCTATGATAGGATTAAAAAAGCCAGGTGAAGGTGCATTTACTGCTCCTCCTAAAGAGACTCTAACATTAACGCCTGCTTATGCTTCACTAAGAAATGATGCTGGAAGATTAACAGCACATTCTGAAACTTTATTTACTTTTATAAAAGGTAATGGAAAAGGATATCACAGAGAGACTGAGCCAATACCATTTGAATTTACTGAGCTATCTAAAAAAGAATTAACTAAAAGAGATAAGCGTGATAAAGTAATGCCAGATACTGGCAATGTTGAATTACTTATACCAAGTAAAGCAACTAAACGTGCTATAGAAGAAGGCAGAAATTTAATACCGTTTAAGAGAGTAAAGCCAGAAACAAAGAAAGAAAATCTTGATGTTTCAAAAGGTGAAAAAGAAGCTACAGAAAGAGTAACTATACCTAGAGATCAAGTTATACTTGATGGCAAATATTTAGATATGACATTTCATATCAATGCTAGAACTAAAAATATTGTACCAATTAGAAAAACACCAGAAGTAAAAAAACCTAAAACATCATTTGAAGATCTTAATTTATCATTAGAGGCTAGAAGTAGTAACAGTAGAGTAGCTGCAGAAAATGTAAGTATAGCTAGAGATCTTGCAAAAACTCATGGGTTAAAGTTTTTAGGAGATGGTGCAAAGGTAGAGATTAAATTAAGTCAAATACAAAAGATTGCTAAGTCTAGAAAAAAAGGAGATGCTTGGGCTAAAGGACTTTTACCAAAAGCACTAGAATTAAAAACTAAAAAAGAATCACAATTAACTAAAAGACTTACAATATACAAAAAATCTATAGATAAAGTACAAAAACATATAGCCAGACTTGCAGTTGCTAGTATTAATCTAAGGCCTGATCCAGGTGAATCACCAATAAAACACTATAGACAATTAGAAGATACTTTACTAAATGCAGAAAGAACAGGCTTTAAGTTAGACAAAGATGGCAAACCTATTGAAGTAGATCTTACTGGTAATGTTAAAGGAACTACTGGTAAAATATTAAGTTTTGTAGAAACATTTGGATTGCCTGCTAAACTTGCAGGAGATCCATCTAAAAATGCATTCTTAAGATTTGTAACAACTGGTGTTAAAAATACACAACGTGCTATTGAAGCAGGTAAAGATGATATTCTATATAGAAGACTAATAGATCCATCTTATAAGCCAGATAAAATGAAGTTTATTGAAGAAAATCCTGGAATATTTCAAGGTGGTGTACTATATAACTTTGGAAATATTATTGGTAAGATACAAACATTTAAGAGTAAAGATGGTGCTTGGACTCAGTTTGAACAGTTACTAAAAGAAAGAGGTAAAGAAAAAGGTATTGAATCTGCTACTAAAATAATTAATGCAATGGTAGAACGTGAAGTTCTAATGCAAAGTTTAGCAAAAAAAGCAGTTGGTAAAAAGGCAAGTAAAGAAAAAATAGAACAAGAATTACTTTCTAAGAGAGATGATGGCTCATTTAAATATCAAATGAATTATAAAGAAATGAAACGTTTATATAAACTTTCTGCAAACGAAATAGGAATTATAAAAAATCTAGATAAAGGTCTTGCAGAAGCTAGAATATATCACAATAAAGCTGTAACGCAAAACCCTGAAGTTGGGGCTACCATTATACCAGAACGTCCTAACTATTTTCCTAGGACTTGGATAGGCAGACATAGGTTATATATTAAAGAACCAGGTAAAGATGGCAACGTTGTGCATGCTATAGCTGGTAAAACAGAAAAAGAAGTGTATGGTGTATTTGATACTTTTATAAAAAAGAATCCTGAATATAAAAATTATGAAGTTAACTATGAGTTAAAATCTGATTTAGCTGTTGGTGGCAAAAGAGAAAATATGAATTTATCTTTTGATGAGTCTATTAGATTGTGGGACAAAAAAAATCCAGAGATTGCAACACTACTAAAACAATCTCAAAAAGATTATAATGCTACAAGAGGGTTTGGTGCAAGAAAAGTAGCAAGAAAAGATGTTGGTGGATACGCAGGTACAGGCAAAGAAGGCCGTAGACTAATAGAAGAATTTACAGAAGCATACATAGGTTATGTTGATGGTGCAGTTAGATCAGCAGAAGCTATAAGATTTAGAGCACAAGTAGATCCTGTAGTATCTGGAAGAAGTGCATTTAATGACCTAATACCGCAACAAGTTACGTTTGCTAAAAAATATGTAGACAATGCTTTTGGTAGAGATGCTAGTTTTATTGCTAAAAAAGGAGATAAACTTATTGAAACTATAGCAGACTCTGGTATATTTAAAAAGTTTTCAAGTCCTAATACTTTTCAAAAAGCAATACAGGTAGCTAACTCATTTACATTACATAAGGCATTACTATTTTTTAACCCAAGATTCTTATACTCTCAGATAGTTCAGCCATATCAAATGGGTATGCAACGACTTCAATTTATGAAAGTAGAATATGGAATTAAAGGAGATGTAGGTAAGGCTGTAGTTGAGGGATCATATCTTCCATTTAAACCTACAAAAGAGTTTAGAGAATTAGTAGTAGATGCATTAAGAACTGGTACTATTGACACAAAGTTTTTAAAAGAGTTTGGCTTAGACACACGAACAGGTGAAAGAATAGTAACCGTTACTGAGTCTATGGTTAATAAAATGTTTGAACGTGCAACTGGTAAAAGATTATCAGAGATAGCAGAGAGGCACAGTAGATTGACAGCACTAGCCATGAACTATTCTTTCTTAAAAAGTGGCAAATATGATGTAACTAATGGTAAACAGAATATGTTTAACACTGCAAAGTGGATGACAGATAATATGATGGTTGAGTATAATTTTACTAATAGGCCTATGATGTATACTCACCAAGGATTGGGAACTATTGGATCTTTGTTTGGTTTATTTAAAACATTTCAGCATAACTATTATGGTCAAGTTGCACAGTACGCTAGAACATGGGCAAAAAATCCTAAATCATTTGAAGCTGCTAGTCCTTTACTAATGCATGCTACAAGTATGATTATGACAGCAGGATTATTTGGTATTATGGGAGTAAACCAAGTAGATTACCTACTAAGAAAAATGAATGATGGCGTTCAGTTTGGATTAAAAGCTGCTAAAGTAGATAACCCTAGTCAGTATAGAATACCAGAGTATACTGAAACAGTATTAAAATTAGACATAGCACCAGAGCAAAAGTTTGGATTGCCATCTGGAATACTAGGTGTTGACGTATCGTCTACACTAGCTGCACCAGGACTTGGTCCTGGAGATATATTTAGTTTACCAACATTAGATGCTTTGTTTGGTATGACATCAAAAACAAATGAGGGTGTTATAGGTAATGCATTTAACGTAGTAATGAAAGCTGCTACAGGAACATACAGTGACGTTGATATGTACAAGTTTTTAAAGTCATCAATGCCAACTGTATTACTAGCAGATGTTGAAAGAAGATTTTCTGGAGTATCAGGAGAGGCTATGTTCTCTGTGATACCAGGATTTGAAAAAGAATCAAAAGTTCCAAGAGACGTTACAGATGAAAGAGGTATGTATTTTCAATTTAAAGAAGGAAAATATGTTGTTACCAATCCATATAAAAATATGAGAGGGCAAATTGAAAGGGACATTGGAGGTTTTTGGGCTAGGTATTTAGGTGGTCGTACATTTGAGGAGTCTATTATATTAAAAAGTATATGGCAAAGTACAAAAATAAGTATGAACCAAAAAGATAAAATTAATGCTTTAGTTACTGCAGCTGCATCTGATGGTTATGATGGTTTATATGATAATATAATGTTCTACACAGATAGTGCTATGGATTTAGGATATACTCAAGACCAGTTTATAGAGAAAGTCACTAATAGAATGGAGACTATGAGCAATACAGTTTTAGGTAGATTAAAAGCATATGGTGATAGACACAATATGACACGAGATGATTTTATAAGATCAGTTTTACACAACAATAATATTATACTGGCATATCCGCCAGGTTCAAAATAGAGGAGAAAGCAATGCCATTTGAAATGATTACTATGCTAGGGTCTACAGTCCTAGGAGGAGTGATGTCTATATGGAGTCAGTCCATTAAAGCTAAACAAGCTGAACAAAAACTTCTTATACAAAGGGCTGAAGTACAAACTGAAGCATTTAAAGAAGCAAGGGAATATGAGAATGTAGGATTTCAATGGACAAGAAGAATTATAGCACTAACTGCTATCTTTGCTATTGTTGTCTTACCTAAGATACTACCTTTAATAGATCCACAAGCACAGGTTATTGTTGGGTATACAGAATTTAAACCTGGGTTTTTATTCTTTGAAGGTAAGGATGTTATGCAGTGGGTGCCTATGGCTCATAGGGGTATAGTCATTACACCGCTAGATACTAATTTAGTGTCGGCTATTATAGGCCTATACTTTGGTGGATCATTAGTTAAAAAATGATCTGGGTATTAACAGTAATGATGTGGTATGGAGGAGAAGAAACCAGAAATACTCATCTTCAAGACATGCATTTTATTTCTAAAGATGCTTGTCAGCAATATTTATTTGATAATAAAGTTACATTGGTAGACAGTCTACTATTAAAATTTAGAAACGTAGATGGAATGTCAATGCAATCATTTGAATATTTTTGTGAAGGTAAATTTGTAGAATTAGATGAAGTATGAAAAGATTAGACATAAATGAAAACACCTCCGTCTCGATGCCAGTACGTAACTTACTCACTATTATTGGCAGTTTGCTTGTGGGTGCTTGGTTCGCCTTTGGTGTCATTGAAAGACTTAATAGTATAGAATCAGATTTAAGACTGATGTCTAAAGATTTAGAAGCTGCAAATGCTTTTATTGATTCTGTCCCCAAAGGGGGCATGGTCAGTCCACAAGTCCAAGAGCTCTACATGTTGGTGGAATACCTGGGTGAGAATGTAGATAAACTAAAAGAACAGATGGAATCAGAGATACCTATGATACTAAAGAACGACATGGTTATACAATTCCACGAAGAACGATTAATAGACTTGGAGGCAAAAACAAATGGAAACCATTAAAGTTGTATTTGCAATACTGATGATACAGAACGGCTCAACCGTAGAAATGGTGCCGACTGATGGTCTTAGTGATTGCCTTAAGCAAAAACGTGTTATATCTCGTAATATAGGGGAAGATCAAGAAGGCATATACATGAGTTGCAAAGAAGTAAAAGCAGAAGTATATGAAGATATGGGAAGATTAAAAATTAAAAAAATTATAGAGGAATGAAAATATATGGTAGATACACTAGCACCTAAAAAAATATTTAGCCAAAGAGATTTAGATAAGAGTTTGGTTCAACCAACTCCTGTTGGTAGTAGTATTATGGCACCTTCTACAAACGTTTTAGATGCGTCTCCAAATATTGAAACACAAAAAAGTTTATCGGAAACTCCACAGCCTGACTATGTAGTAGATAAGAATCAGGTATTTAACATGATGCAAAATATACAAAAACAATCAAGATCTATGGTGGCAGAAACTAATGAAACAGTTAAATCATCTGAAGAATTAACAAAAGAAAAACAAGTTGGGGAACGTGCAGAAAGAGAAACTCCTCAAGGTGAAGGCTTAGTAATGAGACCTGTGGAATACGCAGCTAAAGGAGTTAAAGATAAAGAAGTAAGCGGACCAATACTTGTTGGAGAAAAAGGTGCAGAACTTATAGTTCCAACTGGAGAGGGAAAGGTTAGTATATTAGACGCTAAAACTACAAGTGGCCTTATGGAAGTGCGTCCAGATCTAAGTGAGCCAAGATTTAAAGAAAATGAAAATCCAGTTGAAAGATCAAGAGCACCAATGGCTACAAAAACTAAAGATGAGTTTGTAACAATTGATAGGGCTGAAGAAGATGAAAAGTTTTTAAACTACATGAAAATTGTAGAAAACAATCAGCTATATCGTGGTAATAAATCTAAGCTAAGACATAAGTCTGCTGAAGGTGGGACTGACACTATAGGCTATGGGCATAAACTTACAGATAAAGAGATAAAAGCTAACAGTGTTTATGGCTATGATCTAGACAATTTAACAATAGAACAAGCTAATGATATATTAAAAAAAGATTTAGGAAAAGCATACACACAACTTTCTAAAACCTTTGGTAAAGACTTTATAAATCTTGATGATAGGCGTAAACAAATGCTTTTAGATTTTCAATTTAATTTAGGAGGGCTTAAAAAATTTCCTAAGTTTACAGCAGCACTATTTGCTGGAGATGAAAAGACTATGATGAATGAGTACAAGAGAGTCTTTACACCTGCAGGTTCGGATAAACCTAAACCATTAACTGGTAGAAATAAAAGTTTTAATGACTTCTTTTTTGATGGTATGGCAAAGGCATCTTTAGTAGAGAAGCCAATAAGAAAAGCAGAAAAGGGTGCAAAAAATGTAGAGATAGGTAAGGCAGAACCAGCAGGATTTCTTTTTAGAAGTCCAGCAACTCCAGACAAACCCTCTGGGCTTGAAGGTATACTTAATTTTTTACTTCCAAAAGGTGAAAGGCCACCAGTTGGGGGTGCACCAGAACCTAAGACTGAGTCTATAGTACATAGACCAACAGAAGATTTAGATAAAGAACCATTTGATCCTAGTAAATTGGCAGATTCAGAATCACCTTATGGTATAGATATAGATTACTTCTTTGATACTTATGCAGATGTGATGCCAGAATATTCTATTAAGCAAAAAAAAGGACAAGACTACATTCCAACTAAAGAAGAAATAGAAAAAGAATCAGAAGAACTTTATAATAGATACAGAGCCTTTTTTGATATGCAAAGTTTACAATATGACGATGAAGATTTTGAAGATGCTAAAAAAAGATATATGGATCGAGATCCGTATGCTGATGCCGATAAAAGAAGAGAAGATTTAGTTGAAGAGTTTGGTCCTAGAATTTTACCAGAAGCGTGATATGAAAAAATGGTTAAGGAAGCAAGCTAATGCAGACAATACGATTGATACGGGAGTGGATATTGGTATTCTTTGCTTTGATATTCTGGCTGCTCCTATCCTTATTCCTGTCCGTATTGGAAAGTTTTTGATTAAGAAGTTTCTTAAAAAGAGCATTAAGTTTATATACCATATACTACGAAAGTAACTAACCCACATCCTTAATTTTGTACGGATCCGTATTTAAATTAGGAACCTTATCCCCTTGTTGCCCAGCTAATATACTCTCAAGATTTTTATGAAGATAAGTAACGGCAGCTCCAACTATAGAATCTTTAGTTAGAGTTTCTGCTATCTCTTTAAAACTACACCCATACTGTAATAGTAAAGACATCATCTTACCTGAAGCTCTAAGTTCTCTATCCAGAGTAGACTCGGTGGGTCTTACCTTAATCCATACAGCCATTGGGCTTATGCCTGTTGGCGACATGGTATAGTCTACTATTGCTAGTACTCTCCTGTCATCAATTCTCATTCTTACAGTAATGCTTCTCATTCTCATTGGGACTTCTGCTCTTGCCACGTTATTCATTATATCCTTTCTATGATTTGTCTTATATCACCATTTAGTTTCATTGTATTCTCGATACAATGCCTAACTACACTTGCCAATAAGTTAGCATAAAAAATTTCGTCTATGTCTTCTAGGCTTTCTTTTATCTTATCTGGCGAAATGTAGTCCAGGCTTATTGCTATCTGACTAGAGTCAGTCAGATTAACATCCATTCTAAAAAGTTGTGAATTATTCTTTTGCATCATCTGCAGGTTTCGCTACAAAGTCTGCACCTACATTCGGATCAAGTTCTCTTAATCCTCGTGATAGCACTTCAATACCTTGTACTACTTCTCCATATGGTCTTGTAAATAGGTAGCGAAGTATGCTCTGAACCTGTGATCCAGATATGATGTAGTGTTTCTCAACTAACTGTTGCTCTTGCTGTTTCTCTGACATTTTATCTCCTGTTTTTTTAAATTTTTCTTTCATATATCCTCAAATATACAAACATTTAGGTCTTCTAATACTAACACCCCAGACTGACCCACTTTCTGCTGTGTGTTAAGATATGGCCGTTTAATCACCATTCCTGTATTTTTAGTCCCTCTTCATCGTTTATACCTCCATTTCTATCTAGTAATCTATACTTTATCTTAGTTGCATCAAAAGTATTCTTAATTTTATTAATGACTAAAGATTTATCAAACTCTTTACATGAGTATAGGTCTGCTTGAAGTATACCCCACTCGTTCCATATGTGCATAGATGCATGGCTTGTCTTTAATAGTATAGCAGATGTCCAACCTACATTTCCTAAGTCACTTACCCAAGATGATATAGGACCTTTAGCTACCTTCATATCTATATCCTCAACTAAACTTGTCATAAAATTTTCAACGATATCTCCCTCATTCTCATTGGGAAATTTATTTATTGTGGCATTTATTAATAAATGCTTATGGTCTGGCTTAATCATTGCACTCTACCTCGTGTATTAATCTTTTTAAATACCACTGTGCCTTTTCAAGATCCTGCACAGGGTTACCTTTATACTTATACCTGGCCATGTACTTCATACATGCACCCTTTAGATATCCATGAAACTCTTCAGTAGTCATTGATTCTTTGATTAGTTCAATGGTCTCTGTATTGGATTGTCTGTAGTGCTCTGGAAAATTTACATCATCTGCCATATCTTTTCTTTACCTCCTGGATATTTACAGTTTCAATATCATACTCTCCACCTTTTACATTACGTTTAACTATAAGTCCACTCCACCATAGCCTCTGTGTATTGTATGCATATGCTTCTCTATGAGTTAAGTAACAGCCTGCAGATAATCCCATTATCTTTTTACCAGATGGCTTAGACGCAATAGCATAATCTAATAGATGTGAATGCCCAACAGTAGATGATACTTTGTTTTTATTTACTAGAGCTCTAGCCATGTTCTCTCCAGAGATAGCTGTACCCATAACACCACTAGGAAAATTATGTGAGTAGTATACTCCATCAATTACAGCAGGATATCTATAGTCATATGTGTGCCACCCATACTCTGGATACTTTAGATCATCTATAGTCATGTGCCCTTCAAGTTCTGGATTATCTTCTACCATACGAAGTATACGATCTTCATGATTACCCAATAACATATGCATCTCTGCATCATGCTTACCTATACCATCATTAAACTTTTGTAGTGCATCATGTGTATGCTCTATATCTTTTTTATATCGCCTACCCTCAAACGACTTTTTCTTTTTATCGTAGCTAGACATAGAGTCCATACTTGCAAAGTCCCCCATACAAATTACTTTATCTACCTTTAAATCTTTAGCCATTCTACCTGCCCAAGTAAACCTCTCATTACTAGCATGTGGTGTACAATGGGGGTCTCCTATTACTAAATGTGTTGTCATTAATGTAAATCCTTTTTGTTTAAAAAATTAAGTATGTCTACAACATTATCATCATCATCAAAGATATTAGACTCTCTTCTATCTTTGCTTTCTTTTTCTGCCATTTCAAGAAGCCCCTCTTGATAGATAACTTCTGGATGTTCCGTAACATATCTAATAAGTCCTTTTCCTATTATAGAACATATGTCATTATCTGCTGGATCTTTAGGATCCACAATGCCACAGACAAAACCATTTTCATGAGGGCTTATAACTACAGAAACTGTATTTAGAAAATCAAAACCTTTTAAATTATCTTTATCCATTATATGTTATGCATAAGTTCATCAATGCCAACGATACTATCATCATCATCTGGAACCCCAGTCTCTTTAAGTTTTTTTCTTTTGAATCTAAGCTCATCAATAGCTTGCTGTTGCTCTTCTTGTATTTTCTCTGACATAAGTTCTATCTCTTCGTCAGTTATATCTTTTGGAAATGTTACCATTTTATTCTCCTTTGTTTGTTTCTTTTATAATACCTATAAATGACATACAGTCAAGTACTATAAGGGGTTTCCTGCCATTCATTTTTAAAACTACGGCAGGTTCTAGTTTAGAATTTGAAATTGATTGGTCATAAGCATCATACAATCCTTTCCAAGTTTCCTTATTCTTACATTCAATAGAGAATGGGAATAACCTTTGGGCTTTTTCAGAGAGCTTGATGTCTATACCAGACTCTCCCATGATAGCACACCATACATCTGTGTCTACCTTTAAGCTAGGGAACGCACCAAGTAGTGCGTCCCTAACCCAGTTTTGAAGCCTTCGCCCCTTGGCTTTTCTACTGCGTATACTAGGAGTCATAGTCCTCTACCCTAGGATTATTAACCTTAGTATACCAAACCCATTTAGGGTTTTTAGCTTGCGATTGCTGTTGTGGCAGCATCTGCAAGTTTTCTCCCCAACAAGGAAACTTGTAAGGGCAGAAACTACATGCCGTACCTAGAACTTTATTACCTGTCTTCTGCTTTCTAAAGTACTCATCTTCATCTTTGAAACATCTTTTAAATTCTTTGTCTAAAGTTATAGCTCTTATATTATTGTCAATATCACTAATTGCTTTTTCTTTATACTCATCATCAGCTATTGGTGCCTCTGTTAGCACCCACTCTCCTGTAGATTTATTAATTACTATCCACCCACCAAATGGTTTTTGTCTAGCCTCTGCATACATATAGCCCTGTGCTAGGTATCCAAACAGATCATCATCTGCTACTGCATGGAACCCACCGTTCTCTCCAAACTTATTAGTGAATGACCAGGGAGATGCACTTTTAATATCCCATACTTTATCTTCAATCTCTACATCAAGTGTGCCATTTACACTTGTGCCATCAAGTTTATATTCTGTCTTTGTCTGCTCTGATTGTATCTCTACTCCAGATGCTTTCATAATTATCATAGCAGCTTGCTCTACTAAGTCACCAAAAAAATTTCTCATCTTAAAATTATATGGCTGTGACTCTCCTTTAACACCTTTCTTTTCCATTTGCAGTTGACATAAAGGTCTTCCGATGTTTGATGCCCTAAGACCAAACTCTTTTTTTCTTTGGTCAGTAAATTGCTTGCGGAATGAATCAGCACAAGCCTTACCAAACTGGTCAATCAAATCATCGGATACCTCAACCGCATCCTTCGATGCGGCCTCAAGAAACACCCTAACTTTTTCTAGGATGTCTGAACTCACGAAGCAAGTATCTCCGCTGGATCGCCTTCTAGATCGTCTGCTACTTCTATGATTTTTGCATCCGCTGTACTAGGAGATGCCTTCTTAGCAGCACGCCAGAGCTCTACTATTTCTTCGTTCTCAGTATTGATAACATCTTGAAAAGATAAGAGAATTTCTTTTTCTTTATCAGTGAACGTAACCTCTTCTGGATTGACTGATATATTAGAGACATAGAATACATTACTGCCTGCTTTCTTCTTCATAGTTTTAAGTTCAAGTGTGTGATTAAACATTACTTTACCTCTGCGTCTAAGACTTTCTATAGCCTCTCCAACAGGTTTAAAGTTACTGCCTGTTACTTTCCACAACACAGGTAAGTCTTTTACTTCTGTTGTGTCTCCTCCTGGCACTGTACCTTTAAAAGAAACTAAACCATAAACTAAACGATAACACTTTATCGCTTTCTGTTTCATTCTTTCTTCATCAGAAATATTAGCAAGTTCTTTTGCTGGTATCTTACCACATCTCACGCCACCTTGTATATCTATAGCCTCATCTTTCCAAGACTTAAAGATTATACTTCTGTTGCTGTATTCATTCTTGTCTGCATCGTACTTCATATACTGATATGCATTCATGAATGGTCTAAAAGTTACTGGCTTTCCATAAGCGTAACTATCTAGTTCAGGAACATACACACCGTATGATCCTACTGGCACTTCCGCACCATCATCGTTTTCTGGAAATCTATTTATGGCTAGCTTCGGTAAGAAGTTGCCAGTAGAAGATTTCTCTTGGCCAATCATAGACATGATCTGATCTTGCGATAGACCGTCTATGTTAGCCACTTCATTGTTAGACATCACATTGTCCTCCTTTTTGTTGATTTATATATCTTGTATTTCATTGATCACCATAAGGTTTTCTTTAGCAGCTGCTATCTTCTGTACTAATTTATCTACCTCGTCAATATGCTGGGGATGTTCTCCAATACCAACAGATTTATTTACATAGATTTCTAGTACTGCTTTTGCTTCTGATATTTGTGCAGTATAGCGATCAGTTAATGCTTTTAAGATTTTTGACATAATGCTCCTTATTATCATAATTTATAAAAAATGTCAAGCAATTATATTAATAATAACTAAAACAAATATTGCCACAAATACTAGCAAATCAAATAAACTAAGTGTAAACCGTTCAAATTTTTTCATAAGACTATCCTTTCTTTTTTTAAATTTACTTCGTCCATATCTAACCAATTATCCCCCATTTTTAACTCAGTGTCAAGTGGCACATTAAACTCTATATTGTACACATCATAGAGATAATCTGTAACTCCAGCAGTGGCCTTGTCTAGAATAGAAGTCATAAGTTTAAACTCATCTGGATGTGCGTCAACTACTATGGAGTCATGTACAGTATTTATTAGTAAGCTCTTTACTTTATTTTCTTTCATCATTTTATATGCATTAATGCAGGCTATAGGAACTATGTCTGCTGTAGCAAAACCCTGCACAGGATAGTTCTTAATCTGTGTAGAGTAACTAGATCCACCCCAGGCTTGCCTCTGTGCATAAGGAAAAGAATACTCACGACCTGATGGTATCTTAATCTTTTTATATTGTATGGCATTACTCTGTAAATTCTCATGCCAGTTAGCTATGTCTTTGTACTTCTCAAGAAATGCTTTGTAGTATCTTTTCTCATCTTCTGTTCCTGACATGCCACCATACAAAGGTTTAAAGGTATGTGCCTTTGCCTCTTGTCGTGAAACTCCTATGGTGTCAGCAGTAAACTGGTGAACATCAACACCATCATCAATATCTTTCATGCCTTGCTTGTCTTGTGCTAGGAACACAGCAGTTCTAAACTCTAGTTGTGAGAAGTCTATCTCCATAATCTTACCACCCTTAAACCTGGATGATATAACTTTTCTTATTGGAAAAGTATTTCCCCGGGGTTGGTTTTGGAAATTAGGATCTCTGCTGGATAGCCTTGCTGTTGCTGTAACGCATTGCATAAACTTAGGATGGAGTATGCTATCTGCATTTACATGATCTCTCATACCATTTACAAATGTATTTAGATATGTATCAATTGCATTGTATCTGATGATAAGATCAACAAACTCTTTAAGATCTCCTTGTGCTCTCATTGACAATCGTCTCAAGGTATCCCTATCTGTTTTAAACCCACCTTCTGCAACTTCGGATACACCAATAGGAAACTGATTAAAGCCTGCAGTTCTGCTAAGTTTTAAGTAAAGAGTGCCGCCATCACATGCGTCACACTTACTTAAGTTTTTGTAAGGATCTCCATTAACTTTGTATCTTCTTATAAGGCCTTTACCAGAACACCTACTGCACTGAGACGCTGTAGTTTTTTTTATGACTTCTGTATTAGCCATTATCATATCCCTAAACTTTGACTTTGATAATGTTGGCCGTTTCTTTTTTCTCTTGGTAAATTTATCTATGCCTATGTTAAAGTCATTAGTCCATCTCTTTTTATCGACAACTTTTCTTGAGTATATTAGCCACGATAGTTGCTCAGTGCTTGATGGGTTGATTGGTGTATCCCCCATCTTCTCCCATATTATTTTCTTTATCTGCTGTGCAAGTAATCCAAACTCTTCTTTGAACTGTTGCTCCACAGAATCAAGGGACTCTAGGTCAATGTTTATACCATTCATCTCCATGTCTGCAAGCACAGGTAAAAACTCTCCCATCATCTTTACAGATTTAAGAAGGCATCTATTATTTTCTTTTTTAAAATCTGCCATCTGAGAATCAAACAGAGCTCTAGTGGATACCACATCCTGTCTTCCATATTCCTCTATGATATCCACAGGTATATCTTCAAATGATATTTTGTCTTTCATGTACTGATCTACAGCATCAGATTTTTGTGCTATACTTCTACGTTTACATATCTCTTTTAGAGATAGTGGCTTACGCAAGCCTCGTAATAATACATACTCACCTATCATTGTATCATACAATCTGCCATCATACTTAAATCCAGATTCAAGTAGCCATACTAAATCAAACTTAATATTGTGACCAACTAACAGTTTAGTCCTATCAAGAATATCTTGAACTGCCTTATGATTAGCCTGTATGTCAAAGCTATTATGGTTGTGATTAAAAAAATAGTACTCGTCATTAACACCGATACTAACCAGGCAATTATTTGGATTGAATGGTAAAGGATCTACCTTGCCACCATCTTTAATTTGAAAGCTAGTTTCTACGTCTAATACTGTAATCATTTTATTCTCCTAAAAATTAATCTCCACATCCAGGATCTTAATATAGATATGCATGTAAATGTTATAGCAATACCTGCACTATCAGTCAAACTAGGGTATAGACCAAAGAAGGGGAAAATTAGTAACTGCAATGCAGTTGCAAGTAAGAAGCCACTGCCAACGTCTATTAAACTTTCTATTAAACTCCGCACATACCCTCGCAGGCATTATCAAACATATCTAATTGGTCTTCTTCCGTGTCAAATTTAACCTCAGATAGTGGCTTGCAAGTTTTATGTATAAATAGTTCTGCATCTTTATCTCTTCCAAGATTTCTTACTTTGGTATCTGTATCAACAGCGTCAGCAAATTCTTCAGGGTGATTCTTTTTAAGGTTAGCCCAGTATTTGTCATCATGAAATGGGCACATATTACATGCACTTTTCTCTGGCATTTTATACCCATGCTCTTTCATCCAATCAATGCAATCTTGCCTATTCATTGTCTCTTCAAGAAGAGGCCATCTGTTAGTTATGAACTTGTCTCTGGCTGGTTTTTTTCTGGCAATTTCATCTGTAGATATGCCTATCCATTGCTCAACAAACATATCTTTTTTTACATGCTGATATCTTTTTAGCCCTAAAAGATCCCTAATTTTTTTTCTTATAACTTGAATCTTGTAGTCATTTGTGCACTGCCGCATGACCATGCCTTTCTTTCCATTCTTTAGAGTATAGAAAGGTGCAGTAGGAAAGGTATAACCTCCAGTAGTGGGCTTTAGCATGTCCTCTTTTATGTTTCCTTTTGTTACTGTGTACACAGGAAACTTTAATATGCCCTTTAGATACTCTAAGTATTCATATATATATTTGGGTTCATTTTGTGTGTCTGCAAAAATAGCACAGGTAGGCATAGGATCTATGAGGCCATTATTTGCCATTAGTGCCATGGTACTTGATTGTACTCCTGCACCCAATGATATTACTGTTAGCTTTTTCATACTCTGTACCTCGATAGTTGTGGCTCAATGTTACAAGTAATCTCTCCATGATATCCAGATATCTTATTCTTACTTATGCACATAACCCTAGTAGTATCCAAGGAATCTAAAGTGCCGTGCTTACCTATCCCTATAATTAAATCTGCCTCTGCAGCTTTACCTGTCTTTGAGTTCTCCATCATATCAAATGATATTCTGGTCTTACCATGTGCATCTGCTGATGCTTGTGATATTGCTACCACGCAACACTCGTGTCGTTTAGCTATCTCTCTTGCCCCTGTGTATACAGCTCTAAGTTTCTCATCTGTTCTAGTAAAATTACCAGACATATTAACTTTATCTAGCTGGTCAATGACAAGTATATCGGGCCTGTGATGCTTACAAAAACTATCGACATCATCAATAGTCCAATCAACAGTGTCCAAAAGTTTAACATTATCTTTTATCTCCTTCCATTTTTCTTTTGCTAAATCCATATTATCTATTATCTCATCTTTTGTCATGCCTGTATGTGCATTGATGACTCTCATCTGAGTACGGACTGCAGGTTCTTCATTTATTAATGCACAGACTTTCGCACCTTGCGATGCAAAACCTTGTAGCCCACCAACAAGATTAACCCAGAACGCAGTCTTACCTGACTCTGGCCTTGCAAACACAATAACTAAATTGCCAGGTCCAATACCTGGAACTTGTTCTTGTAAACTTGGTAGGTTAAATTGAAATTTAGTTTGTATATCTAATGAGTCTATAAGCTCTGGTATATCTTCCGTAACTGATTGGTGCTCATCTGCTTCTTCTTCTGTGCCATCTAATAACTGTTTGATTTCATTAAAAGATTTGTCTTGTCCGTTAAATATATCTGTAGCTATAACTGCAACTTTGTGTGCTAAGTTTCTTTTATGTACAGCTTCAATAATATCTGAAGCAACTGCTGCGTTAGGCTCTTGCTCTTTCTTTATCTCTTGTACTAAAGTTTCAAAGTTTAATTTAGCTGCCCTTGTAAGTGCAGGATTATACTTTTCTGTATGTAAATTTATAAGATCATCTATAGTTAGATCATCTTCATAATCATGATGTGCTCTTTCTATTGTAGAAAAAAAGTTTCCTAATCCATTACTAAATGTAGTCTTAGATACTTTACCTTTATTCTTTTCATAAAAATTTTTTTTGAGTAGTAATTTAATTAGCTGTCGTTCTTGCATAACATCTCTCTTATCTTTTGGGGTTCAAAATATTTTAAGTCATCTTCTAAAATGACCACCTTACTCTTAGATCTATACCCTAATTCTTTGGCAATGTCAAATGCCTTTGATGTTGCATCTCTATCAAGAGCTACTATGATATTATCAAACTTGTCTTGAAGTATATCTATATACTCTGTTGGTAAACTGGTACCCATAAGTGCAACTCCTGAATAGTTCTCATCTATTCCTACTGCACAAGCTGACGCACAATCCTCTACAACAACTGCCGTAGATCCTTTGCCACAAATAAAAGGGTACGATCTACTTCCATACACATACCACTTAGGTAATGTTATAGATTTTAAAGCTCTGCCTACGCCACCAATTGTTTTGCCATCTCCATCTTTTATCATGAATACAATTCTATCTCTTGCAGGATCATACATAATATCTACCATGTTACGATACATTGCAGTAAAAGAATTGTTATCTCTTAAATACTTTAAACATCTATCGTTTGAATGTGGAGATGTAAAATTTCTTGGCACAGTAAATGAAATATCTATATTATCTACAGGTCTATGTAAGTATTGCTGTATATCATGCATAGTTTTTTCTGTATTGTAAGATCCTTTTGCATCACAAGACGCAGAGAAACAATACCATAAAACTTTTGAGTTCTCTTTGGATATAGAAAAAGTATTGTTACGCATACAAAAAGGGCAATCCATTCTTATGGAATGCCCTTCATCTACACACAAATCTTTTATAATATTTATTTGATCTAGGTAGTTCATATAAGGTCTATAACACAAATGTTATTTCTTGTCAAGTCCTTCCGCAACTCCTATAGCTTTTCCTAATTGATATATTAACTGTGGTACTACGGCATTACCTAATGATTTAAGTCTGTGTGATCTATCGGGAATCCCATTAGCCACTCTACCCACCTGGGGTTCAAACTCCCACCAGCTTGCATCGCTAACGTAGGAGACTTCCTGTTCACTTCGCACTTCCCCTTGCCACTGTCCTTGTGTATTCTCGTTGTAGGTGTCTGAAACATCTTGACTTGAGTTGATAACATCACTTGATTTGCCGTGTCCATGTTCTTGTGATCTGATGCTTGAGGAGTTCTCCACATCTTCACTGCCAGGCTTAGAGGTGTTCCCCCTTGTGCATACTTCTTCTTCCTGTCTGTTGTATCTGTTGTCGCTGTTGGCCACAACATCTTCTCGTGTGCTACCTGATCGTTCAGACTTATGGGCAGTCCCTCCTTTATTTTCTTTTTCATTCTCTTCTTGCTTGATGCTCCTCGACTGCAATGGGCGTCTGGAGTTCTCCATACTTTGTCCGATGAAGAACGTTCTGTATCTTTGGTGCGGTGCGTTGACGCTAGCAGCTGGAAGTACGAAACATTTTGTTTGGAAGCCTTCTTCTTCCAAGTCAGAGTGCACTTGTTTGAATACCATGCCGTCTTCGATGTTAATAATTCCTCGCACATTTTCTCCAATAACCCACCTCGGTTTTGCTTCTCTAATGACTCGTAACATCTCTGGCCAGAGATAGCGGTCATCACTTGTGCCTTTTCTTTTTCCTGCAACTGAGAATCCTTGACAAGGGAATCCTCCAACGACAACGTCAGCTGTTGGGGGATTGTAGGTTTTGACATCTTCATGTATTGGTACTCCTTTAAAGTTTTTAGTTAATACTTTTTGACAGAACTTATCCATCTCTACAAACTGTATAGTTTCAAAGTATCCTGTTCCTTCTAAGCCTAGTGCGAATCCGCCTATGCCTGAAAATAAATCTATTGTTGTAAGTTTAGTTTGGGAGCAGGCACGACTACTAACCTGCTCCCTGACACGAACACTACCACTATAGCTAGCTTTGGGTTTTACCATTTGTTCGAGTCAATTCCTTTTCTAGTTTCTTCTTGAGTTTGTTTTTTATCTGCTTTGCAGTTGCTTCATCTACACCATCTATAATTAGATGAGTATCCCACCAATCTTCTTCTTTCTTTTTTTTAGCCATATCTCTCTCGTGCCCTTCCTTGTAATAGTTATACATATTTCTGTAAAAACAATCTACAGATTGTGGGCTACTGCCTTTCATCTATATATATAACAAAGCTATCAGCTTCATCACCATTAATAGAATGACGCCAGTTGCCTTGACCTCTCCATCTTCTTACTACTCTATCAGTAGTACGACTGTTAAGATACTTCCTAACATTCTGAAAGAACTCTTCTCCTTCATCTGTGTTAGGCACACCTTCAAAGACGTAACGCCCTTGAAGGAGTCTATCTGCTGGTTGCCTACTCATTCTGCTATATCCTCTGCAGGTATTAATTTTATTTGGTTGCCTCTATACTGGAGCTTAACAGTATATAGTTTGCCATTAAACTTAATCCAATCTAAAGTTTGAAGGTTGATGTTGCGATACTCTTGCTTCATAGTATCCCATACAATCATAAACTCTTCTTTCTTAGTCGTTCTATCTCCACCTCTCAGATGTTTCTTTACACCTAACATGCAGTTCATAACTCTATCTTCTCCGTTCTTCTTTGTGAACTTTGCAGAGAATATTTTAGAACCTACAATTTTATGTAACTGATCTGAAAAGGTCTGTCGTTTTAGTCGTTGCATTTCTGCCTCCTTGTTGTTATTAAAAAGTGAGAGAGGTTTATAGGCTAACTAGTATAGCCGTTCCCACCTCTCTCTATCCTCATCTGAGAAGCGTGTGCATACATAGTCTCAGTGTCTTGGAATATCTTATATTAGCACAATCATATGCCTATGTCAATGTGTTTTAAATATAACTGATTGCTTCTTCATGGACCAACACAGACCGCAGTCGGCACAGCTCTTGGCTTTGCCTGTCTGTTCTGGACATACTACACCTTTCTCTGCTATCTCTTCTGAGTTAGCTGATAGTATATCTCTGGTATAATCTGAAAATCGTATTGAGAATCTATCCCATTGTGCTGTGCGTATTCTCTTAATCTCATCTCCTATGTCTGTACCTGGGTGCCAATGTGTGTATCCCCAGATAGCAAGCCCAGGAAATTTATCAAGACATCTCTCCCAAAACTGTACATAATCTACTGAATAGAAATCTCCAAGTACATGAAGTCTTACAAGAAACTTCTCATGCTTCTTCTGTATCTCTGTGAGATCTGTGTATAGCTTGTGAACTAGCCCGTTGCCATGAGATATCCTGTGAGCAAAGGGCATGTTGTTGCCATAACAATCATCCCAATGCCCACAAGTACGAGGGCATGTAGCCCTCTCCTCTAACGTTAATGTGAATATAGGCCTATCCTTGTGCATACCCTTGCTCACCTTCTTACCTAACTTCTTATTGATAACAGGTTTAAGAGCTTTGTATGGATAGAACTCCACCACCTTGATAGTCTTTGTGTAGATGGTGTGACCGTTTTTAATCTTATCTAAAGATACTTGTGAGTAATTTTTTTTCATACTATTATCCTAGGCGATTTGTTTGTTTGTGTCAACTAGCTTTATCTTTATGCCTAGCATTCTATCCCACCACCAATCAGGCATATCAACACCTTTGTCCCATTTGGCAAAGTAATCTTTATCATTCCAATAGTAATCTCTATATGCTTTTACATAGTCATCACATTTGTAAGTGTCTGGCATACATTGTGGTGGTTCAGTAAATCCTATGTCTGGAATTTTTATAGTATCTAATATGTATTCTCTCGCTAAGACTTGGAGTATTTTCTTTGACTTGTGTTCTTTTTTAAATCTCTTATCGTACTGCTTTGATATCTCTACTGCGTGATCAAATGACCAATCAAAGTTTGCTTGAGAATCTCCAACCCATATTGTCATAGGGTGTTTAGGGTATGCTGATTTGTAGAGCTCTTCATGTTCTCCCATGTGTCGTTGATACGCAGTTGATAACATCTGGCATGTCTCAAGTAACATCTTAGGTACATGCTTGTCACACAACATCTCTGCTGACTTCTCTGGTAATTTATCTAAAAAAAATATATTCATTTTATCTCCTTTTTTATTTGACTTTAATTTGAATCCATGCTATAAGAACCTGTGGCTCCGAGGGGGGTTCTATATACCATATCGTTTAAATGATTCTTTCCACTCATCTTTAGGTCGTCCACGAGGTTTTCCTCGATTAGGTCTAAAGGTAGGTTTGCAACCATCATTACAATAAACTTTTGTTGTCTGCCATTTGTTGATACTAAATTCAACACCACATGTTTTACATATCTTTGTACTCATACTGGTAGGTTTCCTAACCTCTTAGCCATAGAGTCATAGTCTGGTAGGTCTATCTTAACTTCTCTTTTTTTTCTTGGTTGCCTCACAGGTATGATAGGTTCGGCTTTGTTAGCCTCAATGATAGGAAGTATCTGTGACATTATGTCTGGTCGTTGTAGAAACTCTAGCATACAAGACTGTGAATGAAACTGATAGTCTACTGGCTCACATATATACCTACTGTATTCTACGTAATACATAGTCCTACCGCCTGAATTGTATGGCTCTAGCGTGTCTATTTTTAAAGGCCTGGCTGGGTGATACCTTCGGTTCATGTATCCTTCATTAAGTAATCTTTGAAGGAACAGTTCTGCTTCAGCTCTGTTGTCAAACACTTCACCTCTATCTTGTAGTTGATAATACCAGTAGTGTTCGTACCCATCAGTTCCATAGTATTGTTGATTTATTGTATGTGCCATTCGTTTACCACAGTTCTTGCAGTAAATTTTTGGTCTGCCATTTTTATCTAGCTCTTGTGTCATGTAGTCTCCTTTTTTGTTTTGATTTACGCCAAGCCTCTTTTCTTTTTTTTGTACTAGCTTTTCTTTTTTCTGCTAGGTCAATCCAAAAGGGGTGAGGTTTGTTGTAAAAGTTTGTAGTCATACCCTTAGTATATATAATTATCTATATATGTCAAACACTTACGCACACCCACTTGACTCACACACACGAACACCATATACTAAAACTATATCAACGCCAACAAAAGGAGTAAACATATGGCAAAAACACTGATAGACAAAGACATCAAAGAGAATGTAATTCTCCCACATGCTTTGAAAACTATCCACAGTCTACCAAGCGACTACAAAGAAACCTATGACACAAATAAAAGTCAATGGGAAAATGCGTATCGCAATGCGTATAATGTGGCAAATCGTTATATCACAGCACACACACCTCAAGATCAAGTGAATGCTATGCGTGAGATAAGCGATAGAAATAGGTGGAACACCACAGGACTGCCTCATAACAAACAAGTATCTGACCTGAAACTTGAGGACTTCAAGGATAAAGAGAATGACTCATTTAAAAGTACATTTGATGGTAGGAGTAGCGTCTATTATAATAGAAGTATATTTCATCTGGATCAATGCATTCATTTTAATCTTGTATCGCAAGACGCAGATGGTATGGATAGAGAAGAAGCTACTGCTAGGTTTAATACTTACCCAGACAGAAGAACATTTGAGCTAATCAATCATGATTACTTGAAAGAAAATGGTATCGGTATGCAGAGAAGTGTCGAGTATCAAAACATGGGTTGGAGTAGGCAACGAGATTATGACAGAAAAATGGAAAGTCATGAAGCATACAGTAATTGGGTTGTCGATAACTTCAATTCAAATGTTTGTATCAGATTAAATTATGAATGTCATACTCAAGGCTTGGCTGTTTACGATGCTGGGGATTTCAACACTATCAAACAAGAGAAGATACTTTGCGATAGAATGTCGGCAGCTTTGGATAATCTACAAGAGGAACGACAAGGCTACTACAATGATGTGCGTGGCATACTATCTAAGATACGAAGTGTTGAAGGGCTACTTGAGTCTCCACTTGGTAAGATGATGAAACCTATTGAGGCACAGATAAGAGGAGCAGGAAACAATACTGCCCTTGCATTGACACCTCAAGCACAGTTCAGAATCAATAAGTTAAACAATGCCTTAGATGGTATTGATGACACACCACAAGAAGTGCCGAATGTAATCGTGTTGCATGGCATGTCTGGTACTGCTTGATGAATCCAGATGACGAGTTCGGCTGGTAGTCAGATAAATGTGGTGCAGAATTTCGGCAGTCTGTTAAATGTTGGGACACCATAACAGCCACAAAAAACCCCACTAAGATAATTCCTAGTGGGGTTTTTATTAGGGGGGAGTATTTTTAAGACGCTGTTGAAAATATAGCGTAATTTTTTTTATCGCCTTCTACTTCTTCTAAACTTTTTTTAGTATCTAGCCAGGCCTGGCATCTAACCATATCAGCATCAGAAAATCTAACATAATAATGTTTTTCATCTATTGCTTGATAGTGTATCTCTTCAACTACAAGGTACATAACTTATCCTCTCTCTCCAAATGTTTACACTACCCCTAGAGTTTGGAGACGACTAGAGGTAGGATCCCTTACGGAATATGTTAAGCTGGGTACAAAGCTCCAACTGGATAGAGCTTATCAAAGATTTTTAAACCTTCTTCTTTTGTATACTCTATCTCTTTATAGTTTCTATGCTCTCGGTTAGTTCGTCTCAACCAAGTATCAAAGTTCTCTGATCTAGAATGATTGTCATTCCACTCAAAAGTAATTGGCTCTACTTCTATCATATAATAAAAGCAAATATAAAGTTTATGATAACTGCTAGTGTTTCTGCATCAATCATTTAATCACCTCCATCTTAGTTCCAATGATCCTTCTTTTCTTTAGAAAGTATTGCACATGGTTAAGCCAGAAGATTGTCATATCTGAATGCTTGGCAGTTCTCACAGCTTTGCAACAGTTTAATATTCTTCTTCTGTTCATAGCATATCTTCTTTTCCTTGCCTTTTCAGAAAAGAAAAGTTTCATAGCTCTTCTCGCTGACCTTGATTCTTTACTCATGGTTACCTCCAAAGTGATCTATTAATTGTATTAACACAAAACCTGCCAGAACTAATAGAGATAGTCCAAAGGCAGCGACTAATAAAACTTCTACTATCGCTGGCATTAGTCATTACCTCGCTGTAAGTCTTTCATAATGTTTTCAATTACAGTAGATATGTGTAGAGTTTTTCTAGCTCTTGGTTTGTGTACTGCAAGCCATCTTGCTTCAGCTTGTATCTTATCTTCTTCTGTAAACTTTACATATCTTGAATCAGATAAAACAGTTTGACCATCGCAGGTCTCACATAAAGTAGTAGCCGTTTTATTCTGAGAAATGTCAGTAAAGTATTTGTGATGTCCATTACCTTGACAGTCTGGACAAGTGTTTAGTTTTTTGTTTGAACTCATAATGTCTCCTTTGATTTGAGTTGTTGATATACTTTAAGTATACAACCGCCAGGTCCTGGAGTCAAACACAGCCAGGCCCTAGAGCTCCAAAGGAGCTATCGTATCAAGGACATATTATTGCCAATTAAATTACAACCTGCGACCTGCATCGCTGCCTATATCAGATTGATATATGTCTACTGATTTCATTGAATAAATTGTGCTGATGTCAGCAAGTAATATTTAATGAAATCAATGACTTGATTAATTTTAAAAACTTTGATACTTTTAATAATGATTTGATTTGAAATTTTGAAAGTTGTTTGAATCAAATATTTTTTATAAATAGAACTTTCAAGAAAAGAAAACTAAATGACTACAATAGACATTAGAAAAGAAAATGCTAAAAATGAAATGGCACTATCAAAATTCGCAAAAAAGAATTTGATAGATACACAAAAGAGCACAAGTGCTCAAACGATCAATGACTTTGCAACTCTTATACTGTCATGGCTCAATACCGAGTATAGAGGCAATAGTATAGAAACTGATACTTTAAAAGAGAGAATTTTTTCTCTTGCTGAGTATGAGGGAGAAACTAAAAACGATGATGGTATCATTACAAGTGAGAGAAACACCACTTTTGAAAATAATGTATCAAATGCAATTTTGATTTCTCTTGTATGGTACTACAAAGAAAATGACGAGGACAATACAAAAAATAGAAATAGTGCAGATAGCCCTTATTTTTATTTTAGAAATAATGTCTTTGTTGTCGTCAGTGAATATGCAAATGTAAAAGATGATTTTACACCAGCACACGCAAGGCAACCATTAAAAGAGATTCCAAAAGTTTACAATAGAATTTTTGGAATTGAATCAGAAGCGACAAGGCAAAAATCATTGCTAAGAAAAATTGAGTCAATCAATGAGGACACATTTAATAAACTATTAAATAGTTTTATTAAAGTGCCTAGCAAAAAAGAGCAGAAGCAAGGCAACAAAGAGATATCATTTAAATATGATGAACTTGCAGAAAAAACTTTAATTGATCTTGATGAGATAAAAGAAGCATTATCACACAATCAAAAGATGGTGAACTTCTTTTCTGCAATGGTTAACTATGTCAATGATGAGAATAACTTTGATCAAGATGATGAGAACAATACGACTGTTCAAGTTGATGAGAAGTTGAAAGCCGATCATTTAAAAGTGTTTAGAAATTTAAGAAACACCATTAATGATTATAACAAAGCACCAGTTGTCGATGGTGGAATTGAGGAACATTCTCAAGTTGCTTAGCCATTAATTAACTAACAATTAAAGAGCCATTGATTAATTTTGATGGCTCTTTTTTTATGCCTAATTTTTTTGGCCTCACCATTAAAGACACCCTACCAAAAACTTTCATAGATACACCCATGTCCACCCATTAAAGTTTTATTAAGTGGTTTACAATTCACTCAATAGATACGCCTCAATGTATGCCCTCACTTCTAAAATTATATTAACCATAAAAGAATTCTTAATAGTATTTTAAATTTATTCTTATAGTCCCCACCTATATCAGCTTGATATAGATCAAAAAGATATACATTTCAAAAACTTAGGTGTACCATGCAGGTTGCCAGGGGGGGTACCCTATATATCCTATACGCCATTGCTGGAAAATTACTATAAATCTATGTAAACCACTTTGGTGGCCACATTAGTATGGACTCTGTAGGGGTCCCACCTCCACATAGGAGTCCCTAATAGGTCATTATGTAATACATATAAGGCCCTGGGGGGAGGCCCTAATACCATTATACACCCCTATTTCGATTTTGTCAATAAAAAAATAAAAAATGTATTGACAGAATCGCTATCTGTGTGTATAATATATATAATTAGTAGTTACCAAAGGGTCACACACAATAAAACATTATAAAACCATGGACATTCACGGTAACTACATGATATTTAACGAATTTTTTGTATGGCAATAAGAACATTTAAGAGTTATTGGCGACCGAGCCATTATCATCACTTTGATGAAGACCATTTTAACAGTATATTTAGGAAAAAATCTAAAAAAACTAACGATAACCAGTGCGAACAATTGAAGAAGACATCATATCCTGGTCAAAAGACTTCTTAGAACTGCCAAACAAAGAGTTAGGAGACAAACCTGTATGTCCTTATGCTAAAAAAGCTAGGATATCTGGGCAAGTTAACATAGTTGTAGAGGAATCTGGGGAAAAATTACTACAAACAGTTGTAAACCAATGTAATAAGTTTACAGAATCTGGTAAAAAGATCTGTATTGTAGCATGTCCAGACTTAGAAGTAACAGCAGACGAGCTAGATAGCTATGTTCATGCACTAAACCATGTATTTGTGCCACAGGATATATACCTGATGGCATCACACCCAGGCGATAACCTTGAACCTGTAGAGTTTTTAGAGAATACAGACTGGGAATCAGACAACGAGTTTCTTATGGTGCTTATTCAGCCATTCGAAGAGTTAGAAAAAGCAAGTTCTAACTTAAATAAAATAGGATTCTATAAATCTTGGCCACAAGACTACTATGAATCCACAGTAAATAAACGTAAAACTTATAGGAGACTATTATGCGAGGAATGAAAAAAACTGCAAAGAATAAAAAGAATATGAAAAATAAAAAGCCGATGAAAAAAAACGGAAAAAAAAAGTAAAAAAATCAAATAAAAAAACAAAAGGTTTACTAATAGTAATATCATGATGACATTTGCACAACTAGCAGATTTACTTAATAAAAAGTCTAAGGAGCAAGCCCATGCAATTAGATCAAGATCTACCCGAAGAGCAAGACAAATCAAAAAAGAAAATAGACCTAATGTGTAAACACTGCGAACATAGTTGCCATTGTAGTAATGGAGGACAATGTTCTGTATGTAAATGTTCAAACTGCGAGCATAATGCATTAGATGATTTTTATAATAGGCTAAATAATGGCGAAGAAAAGCACAGTAAATAAAGCAGGCAATTATACACAGCCTGGAAAAAGAAAACGTATATTCAATAGAATTAAAGCACAAGCCTCTCATGGCACAGCTGCTGGTAAGTGGTCTGCTCGTAAGGCACAGGCACTAGCTAAAGCATATAAAAAAGCAGGAGGAGGATATAAATAATGCTTAAAGGTAATCAAAAGAAATTAGATAAAAATAAAGATGGTAAAATTTCAAAAATAGACTTTAAATTATTAAAGAAAAAGAAAAAAAATGGCACTAAAAAAAAGTCAAAGAAGTTTAAAAGCATGGGGTAAACAAAAGTGGCGAACTAAGTCAGGGAAAAAATCTTCTGTAACTGGTGAACGCTATCTTCCTGAAAAGGCTATTAAAGCATTATCATCATCAGAATATGCTGCGACCACAAAAGCAAAACGAAAGGCTAAAGCAAAAGGTAAACAAGTTTCTAAACAGCCAAAAAGTATTGCAAATAAAGTAAGAAAGTATAGAAAGTTTTCATAATGGCAAAGACCCCAGCATGGCAGAGAAAAGAAGGCAAGAATCCTAAAGGTGGATTAAATGCTAAAGGTCGTGCGTCTTATAATAAAGGAAAAACTAAAACAGGAAAGAAACGTAATCTTAAAGCACCTAGTAAAAAGGTAGGAAATAAAAGAAGAGCGTCTTTTTGTGCAAGAATGAAGGGTATGAAGAAAAAGTTAACTTCTAAAAAAACAGCTAATGACCCTAATAGTAGAATTAATAAATCATTAAGAGCATGGAATTGCTAAAGGAGATAATATGGAAAAAATAAAATCAATAGTTAACTGGGCTATGGGATATAAAACATGGGAAATCGTGGATTATGCTAAAGCTGCAGGAATTGTAATTATTGCAATAGTTATTTTAATAAATATATTTTAATTAATAAATGCTTCTAGATAAAAAAGAAAGTACAGAATTAACTGAGAAGCAAAAACTATTTCTATCTGCTTTATTTGGTGAGGCCAATGGTGAGCCAAGAACAGCAGCTGAAATTGCTGGCTATGCTCCCACCTCATATCCAAAAGTGGTACAAGGTTTAAAAGACCAAATCATAGAACGTGCCGAAATGGTATTAGCAGCACATTCACCCAAAGCTGCAATTAGCATGGCCAATGCAATTGATGATGATGGATCTATACCTGGTGCTAATATTAGAATGGAAGCAGCTAAACAAATATTAGATAGAGTAGGACTAGTTAAAAAAGAAAAAATAGATATTAATGCAAAAGTTGCACACGGGATATTCATACTACCACCAAAAGAAGCATGACACTAGGACTTAAAAAAAGAGTATCAAGAACAATTCCTTTTGGTTATAAAGTTAATGAAGAGGATGATAAAGTATTAGAGCCAATTCCAGAAGAACTTGAAGCTATAGAACAGGCAAAAAATTATATTAAAAGTTGTTCCTATCGAGAAGTTGCTGGATGGATGCAAAGAAAAACAGGCAGATATATTTCTGCTCCAGGTTTAAGAAAGGTGCTATCAAGAAGTGAATGATGTTCTACCGCCTAAACCTAAAAAGAAAAAAGTAGCTAAAGCAAAAAGATCAGCAAAGGCTAGCATTAGTGATATAGCTAAACAAGTACAAAAAGCAAAAGATAATTATCATAATGCACAAAAGAAATTAAAAAATAAAAAAGAAGCTATACAAAAAGCTGATAATATATTAGAGAATAAAGAAAATATATTTGTTGAAGAAGAATTAGATAACGTTCCACCAAATGTAAAAGAGGCTGTTAAAGAACAAGAAGTAATCTTTAAACCAAATGAAGGGCCTCAAACACAGTTCTTAGCAGCATCTGAACGTGAAGTATTTTATGGTGGAGCAAGAGGTGGTGGTAAGTCATATGCAATGCTTATTGATCCACTACGATATTGTGATAGGCAAAAACATAGAGCACTATTGATTAGACGTTCTATGCCTGAGTTGAGAGATTTAATAAATCATTCTCAACAATTGTATCCAAAAGCGTTTCCTGGAGCTAAATGGAGAGAGCAGGAAAAAGAATGGAGATTTCCATCAGGTGCTAAAATAGAATTTGGATATGCTGAAAACACTACTGACGCACTTAGATATCAAGGTCAGTCTTATACATGGATTGGAATTGATGAGTTACCACAATATTCAACTCCTGATATCTATAACTTTCTAAGATCATCTCTTAGATCAGTTGATCCAGATATACCAGTGTTTATGAGAGCAACAGGTAACCCGGGAAATGTAGGATCTACTTGGGTAAAAGAAATGTTTGTAGATCCAGCGGTGCCTAATACAAAGTTTGATATTGATATACAAACTCCAGTTGGTAATAAAAAGATAACAAGAAGATTTATACCAGCTAAGTTACAAGATAATCCATATCTGATGCAAACAGAGGATTATTATATTATGCTAGCTTCTTTGCCTGAAGTGCAAAGAAAACAATTTCTAGATGGAGATTGGGGAGCGTATGAAGATGCAGCTTTCCCAGAGTTTAACAAAGCGGTTCATGTTTTAGAACCATTTGAACTACCTAGAAACTGGCATAAGTTTAGAGCATGTGACTGGGGATATTCTTCACCTGCTTGTGTATTATGGTTTGCTATAGATTTTGATAATAATTTATATATCTATAGAGAATTGTACACAAAAAAAGTTACAGCAGATTTATTTGCACAACAAGTTTTAGATTTAGAACATAAAGAATATATAAGATATGGAGTTCTAGATTCAAGTACTTGGGCACGAAGAGGTGATGTTGGTCCAAGTATTGCAGAAACGATGATCAACACAGGATGTAGATGGAGACCATCGGATAGATCACCAAGAAGTCGTATCAACGGTAAACTGGAAATACACAAACGACTATCTGTTAGAGAAAAAAATAATGAAGCTAAACCATCGTTATTTATTTTTAACAACTGTGTTAACTTAATACGAACACTACCACTTTTACCATGCGATAAAAACAATCCAGAAGATGTTGATACGCACGCAGAAGATCATGCTTACGATGCACTAAGATATGGATGCATGTCTCGCCCCATTAATCCACACGGAATTGGCTTATCAAGTTTTAATTCTAATAAACAATATACACCAGCAGATAGGATGTTTGGATACTAATGGATATAGATGGAAAAAAATTAAGAGTTGGATTTCAAGATCTAACTATTGAATTAAAAGATGCAGATTTTAGAACAGATAATCTTACAGATTGCTATGGTCATTATTTGCAAAGAGAAAATAAAATACAAATAAATACAAATTTAGAACGACACGATTTATTAAATACAGTAATTCATGAAGTATTACATGCGTGTTGTTACGTTGGTGGGCTTACAACTAAATCTAATCCATTATCAGATGAAGATAAAGAAGAAGTTGTTACAAATACATTGGCTAACCAAATACATATTGTCTTACGAGATAATCCATGGCTCTTAAAATTTATACAAGAGTCACTATCAAAAACTAAACATAAGGAGAAATAACATGGACATCATGAAAAAATATAAGCAAGGTGATTTAGACGAAGTTCCTAGTGCAAAAACTGGTAACGATCCTATGAACCTTCCTGCTGATGAAGTAGGTGGAGAAAATGTTGATGCACCAAAAGTGAAAACTAATACGGTTGACGGCAAGATTTTTTCACTAGCTGATGAAAGAGATTACTAAGGTATTTAAATGGCTGATGTAAACAACCCAGATGATACAGTTCTGGGACTAGGAGAGCCAGAAGAAAAAGAAGATAGTTATGAAGATTTTTCAAGTCTTCAAGGATTAGTTAAAGAAAGATTTTTTAGGGCAGAAGACGCTAGACTTTTTGATGAAAGTCGTTGGCTAAGAGCATATAGAAACTATAGAGGTTTGTATGGTTCTGATATGTCTTTTACTGAAAAAGAGAAATCAAGAGTCTTTGTTAAAATAACTAAAACTAAAGTTCTAGCTGCTTTTGGACAACTGATAGAAGTTTTATTTTCAACAGGAAAATTTCCTATTGGAATAGAACCTACAACTGTACCTGATGGTATTGCAGAATATGCAAGAACTAAACAAGATAATGAACCTGAAGAAGAAGAAGATAACGTAGTAGATCTGTATGGATTTCCAGGAGATGGAAAAGAAATGGCTCCTGGCACAACAACAAGTGATTTATTAAGAGGCTTATCAAAAGAATATGAAGGTTTAAATTTTGTTGAGGGACCTTCTCCACAGTCTCCTCAGATAGAACAGATAGAGCCAGCAAGAGAAGCTGCAGAAAATTTACAAAAGCTAATACATGATCAGCTAGAAGAAACTTCTGCAATTACTATGCTACGGCATGTATTGTTTGAAATGGTTTTACTTGGTACTGGAGTTCTTAAAGGTCCATTTACACATGATAAAACTTTACATAGATGGGATAAAGACGAAGAAAGTGGAGAGTCTATGTATAACCCATCAGTCAAATCTGTACCAAAACTAGAAGCTGTAAGTCTTTGGGATTTTTATCCAGACCCTGATGCTACAAGCATAGAAGATTGTGATTATGTAATTCAAAGACATTCTTTAAATAGAGCACAATTAAGAGATTTAAAAAACAGACCATACTTTAGAAAAGAAGCTATAAGAGAATGTTTAAGAATGGGTGCAAACTATGAAGTTAGAGGTTTTGAAACTGCGCTGCTTGATAGAGAAAATGTTGATGATCTTAAAAAACAAAGGTATGAGATATACGAATACTGGGGAACAATGGATACAGCCCTTGCAGAACAAGCAGGCTTAGAACTTGATGAAGACTTTGAAGAGTTAGATGAAGTTCAAATAAATGCATGGATATGTAACGGACATGTTTTACGATTAGTACTAAATCCATTTACTCCTGAAAGAATACCATTTCATGTATGCCCATATGAAATAAATCCATATCAATTTTTTGGTGTAGGTATACCAGAAAATATGGAAGATGCACAGATGGTAATGAATGGCCATGCAAGAATGGCTATTGATAATTTAGCATTAGCAGGTAACTTAGTATTTGATATAGACGAAACACAATTAGTACCAGGACAAGATATGTCAATACATCCTGGTAAAATATTTAGAAGACAGTCTGGTGTAACAGGAACTGCAATTAACGGATTAAAGTTTCCTAATACAGCACCAGAAAATTTAATGATGTTTGATAAGTTTAGACAACTTGCAGATGAATCAACAGGTATACCATCGTATTCACATGGTGCAACTGGTGTTCAATCAACAACAAGAACAGCTGCAGGTATGTCAATGCTTATGGGAGCAGCTGCATTAAGTATTAAAACAGTAGTAAAAAATATAGACGACTATTTACTGAAACCCCTTGGTGATACTTTATTCGCATGGAATATGCAATTTAATTCTGATGTAGAACCAATTAAAGGTGATCTAGAAGTTAAAGCAAGAGGTACATCATCTCTGATGCAAAAAGAAGTTAGATCACAAAGATTAATGACATTTATGCAAACAGCAAATAATCCTAATATTGCACCGTTTGTAAGATGGCATTCTATATTAAAAGAAATTGCAAAGTCATTAGATATTGATCCTGATCAATTAATTAATGACCCTGAACATGCACAACTATTTGCTAAAATAATGGGGATGACAAATGGAAATCAACAAGCTCAAGCTACTAATCAACAACAAGAAAATATGGGAGGTGCTCAAGGAATACCTCCAGGTGCAAATCCAGCAGACGCAACGGGAGTTGGAGGTGGCAACATCGGAGCAGGAGCTGTTCCGCAGCCAGGGGAAGATCAGTTCTCTACGCCACCTGTTGCACCTAGAACAGCAACTGGACAAGAAAGATAGTAAAAGTAGGAGATTTTTTTAAATGGCTTTATATGATACACCACCTTCGATAGACCCTAGGACAGGTAGGTTACCTACATATAAACAAGTGTTAAAACAAGATCCAACTACTGGAGTATATAAAATAAAATATGAGTATACTCCAATAGTGTCTGCCTCTACTGATGGAGTAGATCTACAAAAAATGTTAACTACTCCTATAACAGAACTAGATGTTGATCCTGTAACATCAGATGATACAGATGATGATACAGATGAAGATACAGGTGAAGATACAACTACAACTACTCAAATGTCCATTACTGAACGTGGTGGCGGAGAAAATAATCCCTATAGTTCAAACTTTCAAGGAGGAGCAGGAGGATTTAATGCAGGTAATACTGTAGATCCTAATAGTTTAGAAGGACTAATGTCAACTGCTTATCCAGGAACAGGGGCTAAAGTTGCAAATTTTGTTTTTGGAAAAGTATTGTCTGGTGTAAATCCACTTTTAGGTGCTGGTTTAGGATTCTTAAATCAAGCTAACCAAGAAAAAGCAGAACAAAAAATTAAAGATCAAATTGAAGATGGAACTATCGCTAAAGGATTAAGCACTAGTCAAATAGAAGCATTGGCAGAAGATAAAAATATTCCAGGATATTTATCTGATGCCTTTTCTAATATACTAGATAGTAGTGGTATGGTACCTACTAGAAGGCCTACACAACCTGGTGCTACTACACCGCAAGATGTAGGTGCATTATCTACTGATTTATTTAGTGGCAGTATAACTGAAAGAAGAGAAGGCGAAGAGGCAGAGGCAGCAGAAAAAGCAGCAGAGGCAGCAAGAGAAAAAGCACTATTAGATGAACTTGAAAGAAGACGAGAAGTAGAAAGAGAATTAGCTAAAAAAGCAGCAGACAAACAAAAAGAAATAAACGATCAAGTTGCTTCAGGATTAGTTGGATATGGATATGATCCTAAAACAGGCAACTACAAAGGCGTAGTTACTTATACAGATAGATTTGGAAATGTAAAACCTGTAAAAACTAAAAAATCTGATCAAGGTGGTCAAGATAAAGACACAAGTACATCAAGTACACCAAGTGGACCAACTGGGCCACAATCAGGTGCAGGTTCTATGACAGATCAACAAAGAACAGAGGCAAAATCATTTAGAGATCCAAGTTCTAGTAAAGGAGATGGAGGTAGTGGTCAAGGAGGCCAAGGAGGCGGAGGTCCATCAGGATGTTTCGTTGAAGGCACTGCTGTTCAAATGGCTGATGGCACTACAAAAGAAATTACAAGTATTGAAATTGGTGAAGAAACTAGAGGCGGTATTGTACAGGCTAAAATGGAATTTATGCCACAAAATATTTATAACTACAAAGGCGTATTAGTTTCTGGATCACACTGGGTAATAGAAGATAATCAATTTATTGAAGTAGAAGATAGTAAGCATGGAATTCTTACTGATAGAGTAGAACCTGTATATACATTTAAAACTTCTAACAATAGAATATGGATTCATGATATAGAATTTGGAGACTTTGAAACAGGATCTGATGATGATTGGGCACCATATTTTGAAAAAGTAAAACAGAATTTAAATAAAAAATTAAGAGGAGAAGCATAATGGCAATGATGCCCCCACAAGGAATGATGGCACCTGAACAGGCTACGATGCCAGAACAAGAAATGGCACCTACTGCAGGTATAAACATTAACCCTGAAGAATTTAATAGAGTACTACAAAATGCGTCTGAAGGAACTATGCAAATTTTAGAACAGCATTTAACTCCAGGCTTAAAGCAAGCATTGGCTGAATTATTTGGTCCAGAAATTGCTGGTGCACTTAATGATATAGGTCCAGAAGAACCTACTGTAAATATTCCAGTTTCTGTAGTTGCAAGTGCATATCCTGCAGAAACTATTGAAGATTCTGTTTCAATGATGGGACAAGATTTTGCTTCAAAAGGACAACAAGAGATTCCTAGTTCACCACAAGGTGGATTAGGCGGAGCACCACAAGGTGCACCACAAACTAACGTGCCACCTGGACCTATGCCAACAGGCATGGTCTAGCACACGAGGGCTACCCTTCCCATAAGGCACCCAACTCAACTAGGAGGACAATATGGTTGAAGAAACACAAGAGGCTTTAGAAGAATCTATAGAAGAACAAATAGAAGAAACTGAAGTTGAACAGGATCAAGTAGAGGAAATACTTGAGCCTACACCTTATCAAAATAAGTACAGAAGAGATCTCGATGATAAGGATACTGGTACAGCTACCGAACAACAGGACACCCAAGAAGAGGCTACTCCTGAAGAACGCCCTGTAACAGCCGAGGAAAAGGCTTTTAAGAAACGTTATGATGATCTTAAACGCCATTACGACAAAACTTTAAGCAGTCATAAGAACGAAGTTACAAAGTTAAAAACTCAGATAGAGCAGAGTACTAATAAAATGCTTCCACCTAAAGATCCTAATGAACTTGAAGAGTGGAGACAAAAGTATCCTGAAGTATACGATGTTATACAATCAGTTGCTTTGAACCAAGCGGATGAACGTGCTAAAAAACTTGAAGAGAAATTTCAATTTTTGCAAGGACAGCAAGTACAAATTGCTAAAGAAAAAGCAGAAGTTGAACTTTTAAAACGACATCCTGATTTTGCAGAAATTCGTGCCACAGATAATTTTCATGACTGGGCATCGAAACAAGACGCAACAATTCAAGGATGGTTATATGATAACCCAGATAATGCAGACTTAGCTGCAAGGGCTATTGATCTTTATAAGATGGATGCAGGTATTGCTAAAACAAAATCTAAATCTGAATCTAAAAAGAAAGATGCCGCTAAAGCAGTAACTGCTACTAAAAAGGGAAATCAAATAAACGTAGCTGAAAAGAAAATTTGGACTACTAGTGAAATTTCAAGGTTAAAACCTGCGGAGTTTGATAAGTATGAAAAAGAAATTATGCAAGCAAGAAGAGAAGGTCGTATAAAAAATCAACTTTAACTTAACGCTATAAAGGAGAATAATTATGGCAGTATCAAGAGCAGCAGGTTACGCTAACCTGCCTAATGATAACTTCATACCTGAAATATATAGCCAGAAGGTTCAAAAGTTTTTCCGTACGGCTTCGGTTGTTGAAGATATTACAAACACCGACTATGCTGGAGAAATTGAAAATTTTGGTGACACGGTAAGAATTATCAAAGAACCCGTGGTTACTGTAGCTAGTTACACTCGTGGCTCCGTTATCAATACACAAGAACTTGCAGACGATCAAATTACTTTGGTTGTTGACCAAGCAAATGCTTTTGCATTTAAAGTGGATGATATCGAAGAAAGACATTCTCATGTGAATTTTGAGTCTGTTGCATCATCATCTGGTGCATACGCTCTAAAAAATGCATATGATCAGAATATCATTGCTGCGATGTTTAGTGGTGCAGGAACTACAGTTGGATCAGATGGATCTGGACAAGATGTTGGAACGTACGCAGAAGGTACGTCTCTAGCTGGTTCACCTGAAATTGACCCAATTAACGTAATCGCAAATCACGCTAAAAGATTGGACTCTGCTGATGTTCCAATGGAAGGAAGATGGTTTCTAGCAAGCCCTGACTTCTATGAAGAACTAGGTAAAGCCAACAGTAAATTAATGGCTGATACTACTGGAGCCGCTGGACCACTAAGAAATGGTCAAGTGTACAATGGAAAAATCCATAACTTCACTATGTATCAAACTAATAACTTTGCTGCATCAAGCACATCTAACTACTTCAAAGTGCTTTCTGGACACATGTCTTCTACTGCAACTGCTAACCATATTGCAAAAATGGAAGTTGTAAGAGACACAGAATCATTTGCTGATGTTGTTAGAGGCTTACATGTCTTTGGCAGAAAAGTTCTAAGATCAGACGCTTTGATCGCAGAACACATTTTAATTGACTAAGGAGAATAATTATGGCTACATATAATGTGACAGGTCCTGGCGGAACAGCTGGGCACCCATCAAAATTGAGTGCTGGAATTAGGACTCCTTATTTGGTGGAAAATACAATCGATGTCTCAGCAATAAATGGTGACTCTGGAGCAGCACAAAATGATGTTCTAAGAGTACTAGATATTCCTGCTGAAACTCTAGTCTTGGAAGCTGGTATTGAAGTGCTTACTGCACTATCAAGCTCAGTTACACTTGATTTAGGTATCACAGGTGGAGACGTTGATAGATATGTTGACGGAGATACTAACGCTACAGGTTTCTCTGCACCGACAGCTACAGCTAGAACTATAGTTGCAAGTGCAGATACTCTTGACGTATTAGTATTAAGTGCAGCTTCAAGTGCGGGTAAGATCCGTGTTTTTGCTTTACTTTGTGACGTATCTGGTGTTGATGAAGATGATAGAAATACATCTACACAACATGACACAGCAGTGTAATAACTAACTAGAGGGGGGCATTTGCCCCCTTCTTTTAAATGGAAAAATATATGGGAATTATTGATTTAAGAAAAAAAACAAACGCATCAACAGGACAAACAAGAAGAAATCTTGGCGGACAAGCAGCAAGTTTAGAGTCTTTAAAAGAATTAGAAAAAAAAGTATTAGAACAAGATAAAAAATTAGATAAGATATTAGAACTATTAAAGGATTAGTATGAATTACCTACAACTCACAAATGCAGTATTAGCAGAACTTAATGAAGTTCAACTTACTTCATCGACATTTACTAATAGTAGTGGTATTCAAACAACTACTAAAGATGTAGTTAATAAAGCATTACGAGATGTATATTCATCAGAGTTAGAGTGGCCTTGGTTACATAGTGATAAAACTCAAGGAACATTTGCTGGACAAAAAGAATACGATTTACCTACTGATTACAGGTCAGTTGATTTTGAATCTTTTTATTTAGTACCAACAGAATTAGTTACTAATTCTACATTTGATAGTAACATAACTAATTGGTCAACAGTATCGGGATCACCAGCGTATAATTCTGGAGGTAATGGTAGATTAAGATTAAATGCAGCAGCAGCTTCTGCTAGTTTATCTACCGTAAAAAATAGATCTTATAGAGTACAAGTTAGAGTAATGGATACATCATCTAGTGGCTCTAGTTTAAAAGTACAAGTAGGAACATCAGCTGCTGGAACACAAAATTTAAATACTACAGTTACTGTATCAGATTTTGGAGATGGTAAAATATTAGATACTACATTTACAGCAACAGCTTCTACATCTCATATTACATTAGATAATGATGACTCAAATAATTTAGATGTAGATTTTGCAAAAGTATCTGAAGATTTACCACCTAAAAAATTAATATATATAACATATGATGATTACAGAAGAAGATTTTTAACTACTGCACAAACTAATAATAGTGATCATTATGGAACGCCTGATTATGTATTTAGAACACAGGATGATAAGTTTGGTTTATATAGAGTTCCTGATTCAGATGGCTATACTATAAATTATGAATATTGGAAAACTCATTCTGATTTATCTGGTGCTACAGATACACCAGACATACCTGCAAGATTTCATGATGTAGTTGTAGCAAGAGCAAAATATTATATTTATAATCTTAGATCTGATCCACAGTTTACACAGTTTGCTGATAGGGATTATAGAGAAGGTGTTAAAAGAATGAGAATAGAATTAATTAATACACCTACTGAAATGTTAGATACTAGAGTTAATCTAGGATATAATAGAAGAGGTGCTATTAGTGGCTGATACCTCACAGATATCGCCTTTTGTATTTGGCTGTGGAGGAGGGTTAGTTTTAAACAAAGACTCATTTTCATATCAGCCTGGAGAAACAAAAGTATTACAAAACTTTGAGCCAGACGTTAAAGGTGGCTATAAAAAAATATTAGGAACAACTAAGTGGAATTCTAATATTGTACCGCAAGTATCTGCATCAACTGAAAGAGTTGTAATGTCAGCTATATTTGGTAGTTCTGTATTAGCAGGTAGAGGTGGTAGTATACACAGAGCAGCTACTGGATCAGGAAGTTGGACTTCTACTATAACAGGTTTAGGTACACCAACAGATAACTATACATTTAGAAAATTTAATTTTGATGGTACTGATAGAATAGTTATATGTACAGGAACATCAAACCCACAGTTACTAACCTCTGCATTTTCTGCATCAGTTGTTAATGCTAGTGGTACAGCTAATTTTAAATTTGTTGAAATATTTAAGAATCATATATTTTTTGCAGGAGATTCTAGTAATAAACAACAGCTTAGTTTTATGGGTCCGTTTCAAACCAATGATTTTACTTCAGGTAATGGTGGCGGTGTTATTAAAGTAGATACAGAAATAAAAGGCATAAAAGTATTTAGAGATGCACTGTTTATATTTGGACAAGATAAAATATTTAAATTAGTAGGAACATCATTAAGTGATTTTGCAATAGCACCTGTTACAAGAAAAATAGGATGTGTTGATGGTGGGTCTATACAAGAGCTTGGTGGTGATATTATATATTTAGCACCAGATGGTTTAAGAACTATTGCTGGTACAGAAAGAATTGGTGACGTAGAATTAGGAACTATATCTAAACAAATACAACAACGTATTGATGATATAACTTTAGATAATATTACATCTTTAGTTATTAGAAATAAATCACAATATAGATTATTTTATCCAGTAACAACTGGTGCAGAATCAGGATCAAAAGGTATTATAGGAGTAATTAAAACTAATCCAAATACAGGGCAGCTTGGTTATGAGTATGCAGATATAAATGGGTTAAAAGTATCGTCTACTGATTCTGATTTTATAAGTAATACAGAAACTGTTGTTAGTGGTGGGTATGATGGTTATGTATACCAACAAGAATCTGGAAATGAATTTACCAGATCTGCTACAACAGCGTCTATACCAGGAAGATATAGATCTCCTGATTTAACAATGGGAGATCCAGGCATAAGAAAAAATATGCAAAGAGTTATCGTTAACTATACTAACGAAGGTGCAGTGGATGCTAACTTACAAGTTAGATATGATTTTGATGCAAGCACTACACCACAACCTGCATCAGTCCCAATAACAACAGGTAACGTACCTGCATTATATGGAACTGGAGTTTATAATACATCTGTTTATGGACAGTCAGGTATACCACTAGTAAGGCAACACGTTGTGGGTTCAGGGTTTACAGTTGCTTTAAAAGTTACAGACGATAGCACAAACCCCCCAATAAGTTTAAAAGGTTTTGAATTAGAATTTGTCCCAGGAGGAAGAAGATAATGGCAGTATATTCAGCTAGACAAAGCTCATACAGTGATGGCGATACTATTACCGCAGCTCATACTAATGATGAGTTTAATGCGATACTAGCAGCGTTTAATGTATCAACAGGTCACACACACGATGGCAGTACTGCTGGAGATGGTGGGCCTATATCTAAATTATTTAGTAATACACTAACATTTGGTACTAATGCAGATACAGACATAGCAATTACATTTAATGCAAATAGTAATGATGGTGTATTAACATGGAAAGAAGATGAAGATTACTTTGAGTTTTCTGATGATCTGTTAATAGCTAGCACAGAGAAAGTACAATTTAGAGACACAGCAATATATATTCACTCATCTGCAGATGGTCAGCTAGACCTAGTAGCAGATACAGAAATACAGATAGCAGCTACTACAGTAGATATTAATGGTGCAGTAGATGTATCAGGCAATCTATCAGTTGGCGGTAATCTAGACGTTACAGGAACATTTGATCTAAGTGATTCTAACTTTACCAATGCTGGTAATATACAATTAGATTCAATTAGTGGAGACGCAGATACAGACACAAGTATTACATTTAGTGGCTCTGATGTTATTACAGTAGCAGCTGGTGGTGCTAATCAAGTAACATTTACTAATGGTGCAATTGTTCCATCAACAGATAACGATATTGATTTAGGTACAAGTTCTGTAGAATTTAAAGATGCATTCTTTGATGGTACAGTAACAACTGATGCTCTAGTTGCAGATACTGCAGATATTAATGGGGGTACACTTGATGGTGTAACTATTGGTGGGTCTAGTGCAGGTGCCATAACAGGTACAGCAATTACTGGTACTAGCTTTGTTATTGGTTCTGCAAATATTAATGAAGCAGAATTAGAAACTATTGATGGTGTAACTGCAGGAACTGTAGCAGCATCTAAAGCAGTTGTTGTAGATTCTAATAAAGATATTGGATCATTTAGAAACATAACATTAACTGGAGAGTTAGATGCAGGATCATTAGATGTATCAGGTAATGCAGATATTGACGGTACTTTAGAGACAGATGCTTTATCTATTAATGGCACAACAGTAACTTCAACAGCTACAGAACTTAACTTACTTGATGGTGTATCTGGTTTAGTACAAGCAGACTTTACAAAACTAGCTGCAGTTGATGCTACAGCTGCTGAGTTAAATATTGTAGATGGTGGCACATCAGCTACTTCTACTACTGTTGCAGATGCTGATAGAGTTGTCTTAAATGATAACGGCACTATGGTTCAAGTTGCAGTTACAGATTTAGCTGCATACTTTGATGATGAAATTACAGCAATGCCTAATCTTGTTACTACTGCAGCAACAACAGTAGGTGCACTAAATAGTGGATCAATTACTTCAGGATTTGGATCTATAGATAATGGATCATCTGCAATAACAACTACAGGCACAGTTACTTATGGTAGTTTATCAGATGGCTCTATAACTATTACAGCATTTGTTGATGAAGATGATATGAGCAGTAACTCTGCTACATTAGTCCCAACACAGCAATCTGTAAAAGCATATGTAGATACTCAAATTACTGCAGAAGATTTAGATATAACAACTGATAGTGGTACTATTGCAATTGATCTTGATAGTGAAACATTAACTGTTGCTGGTGGTACAGGACTTGCTTCTAGTGCTTCTTCAAATACGGTTACATTAGCAGTAGATGCAGCACAGACAGGCATTACTTCAGTAGTTAATACAAGTTTAGAGATAGGTAGAGATGCAGATAATAGAATTAAATTTGGTACAGACAATCAAATTATCTTTGAAGTATCTGGTGGAGATAATGTAATATTTAAAGCAAGTGGTGAGATTGAGGCATCTAGTTTAGATATATCTGGAGATGCAGATATAGATGGTACTCTTGAAGCTGACGCTGTAACTATTAATGGTACATCTACAGATACTTTATATGCTTCACCAGGCTTTGCAGTAGCGATGGCGATCGCATTATAGTATAAAAAAAGATTGACAAACACACAGGGGAATGTATAATATAATAAAGGACTGTTTTATTTACATTTTTTAATTAATAAGGAGAAAACATGGCACAAGACTTTGAATCAAATGGACAGAGAATTACAAACTCTGCTACTACTATAGTTACAGCTGATAGTGATGACGCTGTAGTAGGTCTTCGTTTTGCTAATATTCTAACAACCACAGCCACATTAGATGTATTTGTATCTGAAGGTGGTTCCACTACAAGATACTTAATAAAAGGTGTAAGTGTGCCAGCTAGTTCATCAATTGAAGTAGTTCAAGGTGGTTCTAAAGTAGTATTACAAAGTGGAGATGTATTAAAGGCACAAGCTGGAACAGCTGATGCATTTGATTGTTGGCTAAGTAGAGTAGATACAATTAGTTCTTAAGGAGAATAATATGGCATATCAAGAAGAAGTAGGGGGTCCACTATTTATAGGTTCAGGCGGACCTGCATCTGAGGTAATACCTGAACATGATGCAATAGTAGACGTAAATCAAGTGGTTGGACATGCAGTGCTTGCAGGACCAATTACATTTAACGCTATAGTAACTATTACAGGCGTAGTGGCGGTTATATGAGTACAGAGATAGATGGCGTTAACGGTATAATTAAAAACACCACAAGTGATGGTGATATAACTATTAAAGGTAATGATGGAGGTAGTGAAGTATCTGCATTAATACTTGACATGTCAGATGCTGGCACAGCTACTTTTAATCACGATGTAAAACTAGGTGACAATTCAAAAGCTTTGTTTGGAGCAGGATCAGATTTACAAATTTATCACGATGGTTCTAACTCATACATAGATGACAATGGTACAGGTGATTTTGATATTAGGTCTAATGGAGATAAAATTACATTAAAAAGAGTAGCTGATGGACACGAGGGGCTTAGATATACATTAGGTGGTTCTTTATTAATAAAACATAATAATAGTACAAAATTAGAAACCACTTCTACTGGTGTTGACATTACAGGTGCATTCACTGCAACGGCAGCTTCTACAATTACAACTGCTGACAACACAGACACACTATCATTAGTATCAACTGATGCTGATGCTAATGCTGGACCAGTTTTAAATTTATTTAGAAACTCAGGCAGTCCTGCTGATGGTGACGTAATTGGTAGAATTAGATTTGATGCAGATGATGATGGTGGAAATGTAACATCTTTTGTTACTTTAGAAGCAGGAATACAAGATGCTTCAAATGGATCAGAAGATACTTTTATAGATTTAAAATCTTTTGTTGCTGGTACTGAAAGAAACAGATTAAAAATCAATGCAACAGAAGCTGTCTTTAATGAAGATTCAGTAGACCTAGACTTCCGAGTAGAATCTAATGGTGTTGGTCATATGCTATTCGTTGATGGTGGTAATGATAGAGTAGGAATAGCTTATTCAGTTCCTGTTTCAACATTAACAGTTGGAGGTCAAATCACAGCCACAGCTGGTGCGGTTTCTGCTCCAACTTATTCGTTTCATAGCGATACTAATACAGGAATGACTAGACCAACAACTGACACACTTACGTTAGTTACTGCTGGTACTGAAAAAATTAGAATTACAGATGGTGGTAAAGTTGGTATTTTGGAATCATCACCTGATGTTTCTGATGGTGGACTTTGCATAAATCAAGGAGCGAGTGATAGTAACATCTTAAGTTTAAAATCTTCTGATATTGCACATGGAATGACTGCCATAGCTGAAACAGATACTTATGTTAAAATGTTAAAAAATAGCGATGGTGGTGGTGCTTTAAATTTAACAACGCTATCAGAAACTGCTACTGCATTCAGGCATGTAGCCTGTGCAACTGGATCAAATACAGCAGAATCTTTAGCTGCTACATCTGTTTGGGGTGTTGATACTAGATTAAAAGATGGGTCAAGTGTTACTGGCCCAGGTGCTGATGATAACATTGCTTCTTTTAGAACCTCTGATCAAGCGCAAGTTATTTTTAAAGGTGATGGTGAAATATTTAGTAATCAATCAGCAACTGTTGGCACTTACGATGCTTACGAAGATGCTCAATTAATTCGTGCTTATGATTTATCTCATATGCAAGGTGTTATAAATTCTAAATTTGATAAATTTGTACAATACAATAAAGATGATTTAGTTAAAGCTAGACTTATTGGTAAAGATGAAGATGGTAATGCTACTAGCTTTGTAAACTGGACAGGAATGAGTAGATTACATAACGGTGCCATTTGGCAACAGTATGAAAAACATCAAAAACTTGCTAGTGCATTTTATAAACTAGCAGAAAAAACTATTGGTAAAGAAGAAGCTGATAAACTATTAACAGAAGAAGAAATACAGTTATTAAACTAAGGAGAACACAATGGCAATAACAGCAAATATGACAACTCACGATGGTATAGCATTAACAGATGCGTACGTTAGAGTGATGTCTACATATGTCAAAAAAATGGATGATGATTGGAAGCTAGTCTACGATGTTGTAATTTACAAAGATAAAGCAACTCGTGATGATGCAGATAAAGAAGGAACTATGCGTATATCTAATCGCCATGTAGATCATTTTAAAATTGACTACAGTTTAGATGCAACAGACAATCCTGTTAAACTTGCATATGCAGATTTAAAAACAAATAGCCAATTATCGAATGTTAAAGACGTAGAGTAAGGATAAACTATTATGACAAGTGAAATAAAAGTAGACACGATCAGCGAACAGACATCCGCGAACGGTGTAACCATTGATGGTCTAACCATCAAAGACGGTAAC